TCATGGCGTCCATTCCGGTGCCGGTCCCCTGGATCATCCGCAGCCGCTCCATGTCCATGAACGGAGCATCACGGCGGGCCTCTTCAATGAGGCGCCGGATGAACTCCAGGTTGGCGATGGCGGCATCCATACAAGCGAAAAGCCTCTGACCCAGTTGCCCAGGTCAGAGGCTCCCCCCTTAGCCCCCAGAAGGGCAAGTATCAGCTGCGAACGAGGTTGACGACGGCGAGGACGTTCTGGGCGGTGGTGCCCGCCGAGATCGCCCGGCCGATGTAGCCGTTCTGCATGAACGTGGCAGCCGCCGTCTGGGCCTGGCCAGCCGTGGTGGACGCCGTGCTGGCAGCGGCCGTGAGGGCCACCAGCGTGGTGTCAGCCGCGGCCTGGAGGTCCGGGCCGAGCTTGACTTCGGTCGGCCCCTGGACGGTCAGCCAGAAGACGTCGTTGGCAGCCACGCCGCTGGACGGAAGCCACTCGTCCACCACCCCAGCCGAGGCGGCGTCGGTGAGGCGGGTGTAACCGTCCACCTCCGAGAAGCTGCCAGACTTCCACGTGACGACACGCTTGGGAAGCAGCGACACCCCGGACAGGTTCCGGACGGCGATGCAAATCTTCCGGCGGTTCGACCGCACCTTGCCGGTGGTCGGATCGACGTCAGGGAACTCCTTGACGGCGCCAACCCAGCTGCCGCCGTCCGCGGTGGACGTCACGCCGAGGGTCTGGCCGAGCGGGAACGGAGGATCATTCAGCAGAGACATTCTTCACTCCTTGGGATCAGGCCGCGTAGCTCTTCCACTTGATGAAGTTCCGCGGGCTCTTGAACTTGAGATTGCCCAGCGTGCTCACCACATACCTATAGCTGTTGCTGATTTCGTCGTAGAACGGTCCCTCGCTGTTGAACATCTGCCCCTCCATGTTGAGGAGTTCGATGTTGCCGATGGAAAGCCCGTACGCCGTGTTGGCCGGGACACCGTACTCGGTGCCAACCTCCACACCGTCGAACTCCACCGTGGTGAAGCCCAGCGACTTCAGCCCGTTCTCCTTGGTGACGATGAACCGCTGCTTGTCGTCATAGGCGTTGAGGAAGTCGGTGTACAACTTCCGGTCCATGACGATCAGGTCGATGGAGTCCTCCTTGGTGTCGTTCCGCTTGGCCGTGTGGAGGCCCTCGCGGAGCGCCTTGATGCAGTTCGACGCCCAGGTGCTCGCACCGAAGTAGCTGCTGGTCATGTTGACCAGGATCGGCGAGTAGAAGTCGTACTCACTGTCAGCCTTGCCGTAGGGCCAGACGCCTTCCAGCTGCGAGCCACCGTACGCACCGAGCGCCGTCGAAAGGCCGGCGTAGGAGTCGTTGGGGAACGCGAACGGGTCCAGGGCGCTCGCCGAGCCGCGGTCGCCACCGCTGGTCACGTTGACCGTGTTGGTGGCGCCCATGAAGGACTCCAGGCCGTGGTAGCGCAGCTCGTTGCCGGCCGCATTACCATCGATCCATACCTCCTGGCTGAGGTACTGTTCGATGCTGGTCAGGAGCCGCGAGGCCATCTTGCCAGCGACGTTGATAAGCGCGCTGGTGCCACGGTTCTCAAGCATCTCTTTGCGGTACAGGACGTCAGTCGCTTGGTAACCACGGTAGTCAAGGGTCGCATTCTTCCAGAGGTTCTGGCGGCTGAAGGAACGCGGAGTCTCCCCGTTGTTCCCGGTCGGCTTATGCAGCCGGTACGACACCTCCCAGTCCACGCCGCGCCCGGCCATGTTCATCCGGACGTTGCCGCGCTGTTCGATGGCGGCAAGCACCATGTAACGCCGGAGGCTGGCAACTTCCTCTTCGCGGAGGTAGTTGACAATCGATGTTGCAATGGATCGCGCGAAGTCAGTCGTACTGGGCATGGTTTAGATCACTCCGTCCTTAACGAGTTGGCCCCGTAGTTGTTCCTCAAACGAACGCTTGGGCTTGGGAGCCCTGGGCTCCGTTGCCCCACCGCTCCTGCTGGGCGCACGCGTGGCACGCTCCCGCAGGAACTGCATGTTCGACTGCTCAACAGGCGACGGGGCAGGGGCCGGCGGCTCCATCGGAGCCATCTGCGGCGGCTGCGCCATCATCTGCTGATATCGCAGGTTCAGCAGGTCGCGCTCCAGCATGCTGGTGGCGTAAACCCACCGGGCCTGCGGATCAGCGATACCTGACCGAGCTGCTTGATCGATGTACTGCTGGATGGCGCGACCCTCGTTGGAGACGCTGCCGTCCGGGTTGTACAGCCAGTCGGAGTTCTGCTGCTCCAATGATTGCACGTAGTTTTGTGTGGTGTACTGGCCGAGATGCTGCTGGACGATCTCTTGGGCCTTCTGCTGGACCAGGTCCTCAACGAACGGCTTGAGGGTGCCTTCCGGGTCCGTGACGAACTTCTTGGCGAACTGCGCCGTGTAGGCCTGGTAGGACTTGATGGCGGCCTGAGCGTCGAACGGGGCGTCCTGGGCGATGACCTCACGGCCAGTCTCAGGGTCCCGGACGATGTACTGCTTCCACTCGTCCTTGACCTGCGGAGGGTCCCACCACTTGGGCTTCTCCTGCGGCTTGGGCTGCTGGGCCTGCTGCTGAGCAGCCTGCCACTGGCGGAACTGGTCGGCGTTGCGAGCGTACTCCGACGCGTACTCCTGGTACTGGCGAAGCTGCTGCTGGGCCTGACCGAAGCCCTGGTATGTCTGGTACAGGTTCCGGGCGATGGCCAGGTCATCCTGGCCGCGGAACTCTGGCAGAGACTTGAACGCGTCATAGACGCTGCCTTGCGGCTGCGATGACGGTTGCGATTCAGGCGAGTTGTCAACGATCTGCGGGGCCGAAGTTGCCTCAGGCGCCTCAGGGGCCGGAGACTGCTGTACTTCGTCGCTCATGCTTTCCTCTCTGACGGCAAAGGGGGTGCCTGAGGAAAGAGTGTCCGCATGCGTTGAATCGCAAACGGATTTTTACTGTGCGTACTGGAGGCGCGGCGCCGAAGCCGCCGGAGAGTTGAGGAGGCGACGGATGGCAACACCACTCTTGTCCTCAAGATAGGTGCGTGCGCCCGCCCCGTAACGCATCCTGTCCACGCCGCGCACCAGCGGGTTTCCAACAACATCCAGGCCAGGCATCGCAACGAAGTCAACGAACGCGCCCTTGACTGGGCCAAGCTCGCGATACATGCGGTCGTACGCCGGCTGGACTGGGTAGCCGACCTCAGGGAAGAGCGAGGCCGGCACGGCCATCGCAAGCCTGCTTGCTACTTCCGACGCAGGGCGAGGCGTGTCGCCATCGGACGAGAACGCTTCCATGGTGTGCATCAGTGCATGCTCAGGGGCGAGCATGGCCTGCATGAAGACGCTGCGGCTCTCCGGCTCTGACGCCGCCCACGCCGACGCGTTTGCGAGCCCTGATGCGTACTGCGCGCCAATCCCTCTTCCTGTTGCACCGTAGCGGTCCGCGAACCGCACGCCGTCGCGGATCGCCGCCTCCTGGTCTACCTCGCGCCCAGAGAGCCCGCCGTACCTTCCGCGTCGCATCAGCCTCTCGGACTGACGCTTCTGGGCGGCGATGTAGGCCAGCCGCTCAAGGTCCAGCGCTCGCTGATATGATTCCAGGTCGGACGCGGTCGCCTTCGCGTCCTCGTACACGCGGCTGTTGTACGCCGCGTCGTCCTTCTGCAGTAGTGCTCGCCAGCGGAAGTCCATTGATCAGCTCAGCAGCGAGCGAATCGCGGCGCCGTAGATGTCGGACTGAGTCTTCATCCGCATCAGCTCCTTCTCATGCTCCAGCCGGCGGGCCTCCCTCTCCTGGTTGACGCGGGACTGCATCTCGCCGGAGATGGCGCTGTTCAGCTGGTTCATCATGCCGTTCATCTGGCCGAAGTGCTGCTGCCCCGCCATCTGGGCGGTGACCGCAGGGTGCACGCCGACCATGGAGTCGATGGCGTTTCCGCGGGCACGCAGGTCGCTGTAGTACTGCTGCGCCCTGGCGATTCGCATTCGCTCCTGCTCTTGGCGAATCTCGTCCTGGACGTTGACGTTTTCTTCTGCCATGGTGTCCTCCGCTACTTAATGCCCTTTTTCCTCGCCCGGCGAATCGCCAGCTTCACAAGCTGTTCCGCGGCCAGGGAGGAGAATGGAATCAGCATCTTCTGCCGATCATGCTCCTCGCGGAGCCAGCCGACGATGGTCTGGATGTTTTGCTCGCACCAGTCGCAGCCCATGTGGTCCATGTAGCGTGCGCGACGCTCGCACTTGCACCCTTTGGCGGCCTTCAATCCCAGCCAGGACAACAGCGACTTCAACTCCGCCCCTGCGCCGCCTATGGACATGGCCATGGCGCTGACCATGGGCTTGCAAGCCGTTGTTTGAATGTCGTCAATGGAAGGGTTTTCGACAGTCGGCTCGGCGCCGCTGCAGGTGCAATCGCGGTCAACGCATCCATCGGCCGTGAGCTGCCACCCGGATTCTGTGTATATCCAATCGCATCCGTTGATGTTTGGGCAGCACGGATACTGGCGGCACTTGGAGTCACAGCAGTTGCCAACACAGAACACCGAATAGCCAAACATTTCCACGCTATTGCAGTAGGACTTCAAATACTCAACGTAGTCCAAGACCGCCTGCAGTCCTCCGCACGTGACGTTTCCGGGATCGTTTGGGTCGTCGCAGCGAGTCGCGTTGTAGTCAGTAACCTTGAAGTACTTGATGCACCCCCACTCGCCGCCATCTGTCTGGCAATCGCCGTCCGGGGTGCCAGTTGGGTCGAAGCAGTATGAGCTGACCACGCACCATCGCTGGCACTGGGAAGAGTCGGAACATTGCTCGCAACAACGGCAAACCATCAGCAGTTCCAGGCTCGCCTGGCCTTCCGTAGCCGACTGTTAGGGTCTTTGGCAGCCTCTGGCCACATCTTCATCTGGCCAGCACTACGCGCGCAGAACGAGTCACGGCGTGGCCCACCTTCCGGCTGTGGCGGCTTGAGATTGCCGCCAGTCTCACGGTTGTAGGACGCTCGCCCCTTGGCGTTCAGGCCTCCGTCAGGGTCCTTGCCCTCGGCGCGCGTCCAGGCTGGGGATCGCAGCCGGCGGATGTTGTCCTCGGCGGCCATCAGTCCTCCATCCAGTCGTCGGAGTACAGGAAGTAGTAGGGGTTATCCATCATTGGTCGTCCTCCATCAGGGCAGGCGCCATGAGTGGCGGGAGAAGGCCGTACTTGCGGAGGATTTGGATGCGATCCTCTCCTCCAGGGAAGATCACGTAGTTGCGAGTACCCTCGCCGGCTGTGCGCGAGTTGCCGTCGAAGTACTTGAGCCCCGGGATTCCAGACCTGTACATGCGGCGAGACGCCTCCTGCATGGCGTCCCCAAAGCCACCAGGCGCGGCTGCCATGTACGCGTTCTTGCCAGTCCATCCTTCCTGGCCAAGCGTGAAGTGACGCGGAGCCGTTGCGAAGTGCCCAAGCGCCTCTCGGATCGCTGCCGGCTGGCCATCAACCGGCGCATCTAGGTCCAACAACGACTCCTCCGGGTATCCGATCTCCACCTCGTACATGTGGCCTGTCGGAACGGGAGGCAGCTCTTCCCCGGAACGCAAGTAATCCAGCGCGCCAAGGTTCAGCCGCGAGTCCAAGCTGTCCCTACCAAACATGCTGCTGTCGATTGTGTTCTGTATGGCCAAAGCCGCGTCATCTGCGTTTCCGCGACGATGCACCCACATCGCAGCGCGCATGGCCGGGTCTGTCAGATCAACGCCTCTCCACCGCAGCGCGTCGCGATATCCGCTCGCCACATCCTCAGCTCCAGAGAAGTACAGGCCATGGCCAAACGCCTGTTCGCCCTCTCCAGTGCCGATCTTGCTGGCGTCAAACTTGGTGAAGCTGTGTGGGCTGCCGTGGTAGGCGCGGATCGTCCCCCTGGCAGCGTCAGCAGCCTCCGCGATCAATCGGCGAACTGTGGACTCAGGCCCCGCCATCGGCCCTCCTCACATCAGACCCACGCAGGATCATGGCGATGTGCCGAACGTCGTTCCGCCAGGCATGCCAGTCGCACGCATGGCCGACGACGAAGTGACAGTCACGGCAGAATGTGATCAGGTTGGTGGGGTCCAGCTCGTCTCCGCCGGCATGCACCGGGTGGATGTGGTGGACCTCCAGGTCCGTGTCACGGCCGCAGCACTGGCACACCGCCTGGACGGCCAGGTGCTTCTTGCGGACCGTGGGCCAACGCCCGGAGCGGGCGAGTGCCTGGACGGTGTTCCAGAGGTAGGAGAGCATCACTCACCGTCCTGCATGAGGAGCGGGGCCATGATGGCTGCGCCAACGCCTTGCTCAAGGAGGCGGCGTCGCATTTCGTCGGACATGATGTAGCGGCGGCCGGCTGTGGGCTGCGCATTATCAACAGCTTCAACCCCTCTGTTGATTGCCTGCGTGCGCGCCGCGTGAGCTGCGGCCAACTCCCTGGCCTGCAAGTACATTTCGTTCATGCGTTCCGGACCTACGATGCCAGCAAGATCGGCCGCGATGTTGTCCAGCACGGTTTTGGCGCTTTCCGCTCCGTCATGGAAATGCCCGGCGTTTATGCGATGTGTCTGCCCGCCCAACATGGACATCAACACCCTTGCCCTGGCCTGCACAGCAGAAGCGCGATTGTCTAAGCCGGTCACATTTGAGCGGTTCACTATCTCGGAATAGGCCTCGTCCATGGCCTGCCTGTTGGTTGGGACCGGAGCGGGTGGCACCTCCTCCACAAGTCCACCCATCTTCCTGCCAAGTCTCTCCAGCGCGCCGGGAACCACCTTCCCGTAGAAGTGCTCGTAGTTGTCGATGTTGCCGCCCACCTTGTCAGCGATTGCCCTGGGAGCGGCGACTTCGATGGCGCGGTGGCCCTGGCGAGCGGCCTCCAGGGCGAGGCGTTTGATTAGGATGTCTGACCATGCGTCTTCAAGCGGGAATGGGAGTTCCGTCCCGGCCTCACGGCGAGCCAGCTCCAGGTCAACCGCCGGCATGTTTTCGGCGGCCTCCTGGTAGCCAGCCATGAACTCCCTCGCCTTGCGGTTGTGAATCCCCAGGTCTGACTGGAGTTCGTTGATCCGCAGGGCGTCGCCGTGGGTGTCGTAGCGGGCGTGGGCTACTGCGGAGTCTGCGCCACGCGGGTACGTGCCACCGTAACCGCCGCGCCAATGGCTGTTAAAATCACTCCCCCTCGCGCCTGGCTGTAGCAAGAGCAGTTCCGCGTAGTCGCTTCCGCCTTGCCCGTAGTCTGCGTACTGCGGGGAAGCTACTGATCGTCCCTGACCTATTGGGGACGGGGCGCCACCGCGCACTGCCACCATGTGCGGCGTGTCATCTTCGTAGTTATACGCACCTGGCACGTACTCCATCACTGGCCTGCCGCCAAGGATCGTCTCCTTGTGCGTGTAGACGGGGCTCAGTTGCTGGACGCGCCTGAGGATTTCTTCTCGCGGCACAACGTCGCGCCCGGCGACAAGCGAGTCCAGGTCAACGGCCTTCAGCTCCCAGCCCGGGACGCCTTCCTTGTGCCGCTTGAGGAGCCCCGGAAGCTCTTGCACGCGGACGTTCTCAGGCATGGCCTGGATAGCCCGCTCCAGGCGAGAGTAGATGCCAGGCCCCGGGTTGTAAGTCAGCAGGCCAGCGATCTTCCGGCCCATGGCGTCAAGCGTTGCCATCACTCATCCTCCGACGGCATGAGTGCTGGAACAGACAGCAGCCCACCGTTGCGGATGAAGTCTCGCAGCACCCAGGCTGGCGTCTCTCCCATTCGCAGCCCCTGTTCTGCGGCCGTCGCCTCAACGGCGTGCGGGAACGTGGGATCGCCAGACTCAACGCCAGTCACGTGCGCGCCGCCAATCCAGCGGGCTGACTGCAGCTCTGCCGGCGACAGCCCGGCCTGGTCCGCGAGCCGCTGCGCCATTCGTTCGGCCGCCACGTATTCATTGGGCGTGAGTTTTCCCTTGACGTACGCCTTCTCACGCGCGTTCCATTTCTGGGGAACGCCAAGCCGGGCTCCCTCATGTCGGTCGCCAGTCCATGGCATGAGATTGCCACGCAGGTCTTCCCGGAACGACAGGATTTTGTGCGACGCACCTGGCCGAGCGGCGCGATGCAGCTGATCTCCTGCGAGGAACCTGCTGGTCCACATCGCGTCGTTGATGCTGGCGACAGACCCATAGCCCTCCGGCGGCGGGTTGTCGGCAAGCCACGCCTCGGCAGCAGCCTTGGAGTCGATGTCCGGAGGCAGCAGCCCTTGCAGAGCCTTCTGCCGATACCAACTCGCCTTGCGGATGTTGGCCCGCACCGGGGCCGCAGAGGATGACCCGGCCACCATAGCGGTGAACAGGTCGAACTGGCGATTGCCCTCGTCTTCTCCAAGCTCCATGACGAACTGCTGGCGAAGCGGCTCGTTGTGATACCAGGTGTGTGCGCCCTGCTCCATGCCTCGCTCAACGTCGCGGAGAATAGTCCTCCTGCGGTTGGCAAACCCAGCCTGAACTTCGGATGGCGGGCGGCTTGTCTGATATCGAATAATCGGAGACTGCTCAACGCCCACCACCGGGGCAACGTCACGCATCGCCAGGAGGCTCAGTGCCGGAGGGCGGACCTCTCGCAGCCGGCGGATGCGAGCCAGAATCTCATCGGCCGATCTGGACGACGGGCGGACGGACCACTTGAGGACGTCGTCCGTGAGGGATGCTGGATTAGCCATACAGACCAATGCCCGGTTTAGGGGATCGGCCCGTCGTACCGCAACGCCCGGATGGCGTCCTCAGGGGTCTTCCAATCGCTCCACTTTGCGATGAACCCGGGGGTTTGGTCGTACTGGTAAAGCCGCCCGTCGATGACTGCCATGGTCTTGTCAGGCATGATCCCAAGGTTGGCCGCGTGGTTGTCAATCCAGGTCCAGCCCCTCGCCCGCAGGTTGTCGGATAAATCCTGGGCCCTGTCCCACCAGAATGCCGTGCGCGGGTTGTCCTTGAACTCGTCAAGCACCGCGGCTGCGCGAGGCTGCACGCCGTACTTCACTGGACCCTCAGAGCCGTTGATCCAGTACGGAGCGACCCCAGGGACGTCAGGCAAGTCAAATGGCTCAACGGTATCCGATTCATGCAATGGCGCGGCCAGCTTGAGCACGTGCCTGTCAGGACCTCCAGCCGCTGGGCGGACGTCGAACACCAGGCTCGTTCCGCCAGCGCCAACGGGACCGTCATGGACATACAGGCCGTGATCGCTGATAGCATCCTGGACCCTGCGAAGGGCGTCCTCGGCCTCAGGGCGCAGGAGCGATCTGATGCGTGCGGAAGCAGCTTGTCCCTCGCCAAGGCCTATGCCAGTGCGAGGGATTGATGCCGTCGCCATGGCGGCGCGGATGCGAGCGAGGAGCGGGGACATGTCTGCCATGCAGACAAGTGCCCGCCAGCTGCGGTGAGAAACTCTGGTGTGGTTTTCTTACGGCCATAACCACGCGGCGCTAGAAGGTTACGAGACTCCGGGACGGCGACCACGGTGGGGAAAACCACGGGAAACTAGGGTTTTTTGAAAAGTCCAGGGAGGGATATGACAAACAACCTCATAATCTCCGGGGGGGGAAGGGGGTGGTCCCCTTCCTCCCTCCATCGGTCGCAACCCCAAGCCGGGCAGCGGGTTACGCGTTCGGCGGGGCTTGACGCGGCGAAGCCGGGTCGCCATGGCATGGCCATGGGCAGCCGCAGCCGGGCCGGGCCGGTGGCGGTGCATTGCCCCCGCCTCCCCGCCTGCTAGCTGGACTCACCGCCCGCGTGCGTCGTCTACCTTCGCAAGGGCTGCGGCCAGTGCGGGCCGCATGGCGTCCGCCCGGGCGGCGTCGCCCCCCGCGGCCTCCACGGCTGCGGCGTGTTGCATGGCCAGTGCCACGCGGACGGCGAGCAACTCGGCGGCGGTCAGTTCAAGCGTGGGCATGGGTCCCCTCCGGTGTCGTCCAGGTGGCGCGTGTCATGTCTTCGACCTGGCCGCGGGCCGGTCGGTGTACGGTGCCCGGGCCGGCGGCAGCGTGGCCTACGCTGTCGGCTAGCCCCGCCCGGGGGTGCGTCCGTCGGCTGGCGGGAGTCCCCGTCAGCCGCTGGTCATGGTGTACGGTGACCGGCGGGCACGTTCCCCGCCGGGCGTCCCCTGAGGCCGGGCACCGGCGAGTGCCGGGTCGGCTGCGACGGCGGGGGGCGTCGCGGTTGGTTCGTCCCCCGGGCTGCGGGCGGGTCGCCTGGCTGGCGCTCGCTCGCCCGCTGCCCGGTCTGCTAGGCCTGCTGGGCGGCGCGGGCCGCCTTGATGGCCTGCACCGCCTCCCGTAGGGTGCGCTGCTCTTCGCGGGCCGATGCCCGGACGTAGCCCAACTCGCTCTTGAGGTCTTCGGCCACCTCCACCAACCTCCGAAACAGGGCGGCGTGGGTGATGCTCAACTGCGCGGCGGTCATGGTAACGGTGATCATGGCTGGGGCTCCTGTGGTGATTGGCGGTCTGCTAGGCCTGCTGCGCTGCGAGGGCCTCGGCGAGCAACGCGGCGGCCTGCCGCGTGATGACGTAGGCCTCCCGGGCGGCCTGCCGGGCATCCTCGTCTGCGCTGGTGAGTTCCGGCCGGAGATACTGCAGGCGGCTCAGCAAGGCGACGCGTGCGGCGGCCACGTGTTCGGCGGTCATGGTCAAGGTGATCATGGGTCGGCTTCTGTGTTGGTGTACGGTGCCCCCGGGGGCGGCTGCGCTGCCTGCCCCCCGGGGGTGATGCGGCGACCGCCTCCGGTGGCGGTGCCGCTGGTGCCTGACGGGCTGCGGGGTTGCCGCCGTCGCGGTCCCCGTGCCCGTTGCCCCGGCTGGGGCATCGCCCGCTAGGGGCTGTGGCGTTGGTCTACTCGCCCCGGGCCTCGCGGAGTTGCTCCCGGTAGGCGTCAAGGTCTTCCCCGGTCCGCCAGGTGGGCGGCACGCTGCGGTGGGTCCGCTCCAGCGTCCGGGCCGCGTTGGGGTCCACGTACAGGTGAAGCCCCCGCACCCCCGCCACGGGCGGCGGCGTGGCCGGGCCGCTGCCGTAGACGCTCGGAGCGTGCCCGGGCTCGGCGAGGGCCCCGGGGCCGATGCCGTTCGCGGCGTGGACCCGGTCCACGGGGACGCGGAACCGCTCGGCCTGTTCGGCCATGTCCGCCGGGCTGGGGCTGTGCATGTTGCCCCGGTCCATCACCGGACGGACCATGTCCTGCTTCCGGTCGCGGGCCCTCTTGGCCTCCGGGTCGAACATGGCCCAACCATGCTTCCGGGCCGCCTTCCTCAGGATCAGGGCCGCATGCTTGACGCTCTCCGGCTGCGTCTTCCAGCGGATGGACATGATCCGCAGGATCACCTCGGACGCGACGTCTTCGGCCGTGCTGGCGCTGGCCATGGTGACATGGTCATAGCCGTCTCGCCTCGCTGACGCGGTGATCATGCGGTGGGCGTCGGACCATTCGTCGGGGGTGGCGTTGGGGAAGTTCATCGAATCGGCTCCTAGTGTGATGCTGCGGTGACAGCCGCAGCGTGAGTGATTGTAACGGCGGGGCGTGGCGTTGTCAAGTGGTTGTAACTCCCGGGTGTAACGCTAAACCCGCCGCCACTGCCACGCGTGGACGATCCGCCCGGCATCATCGCGGAGCGTGGCCCGCATGGTCGCATCATGCCTCCACCCGGGTTCGGTGGCCTGCCAGACGGAGCGGGCGTAGGCGAGGGCGGCGGGCACGTTGGGCTGACGGCTTGCCCTGTAGCCGGTGACGATGCCCCGGCGGGCGGTGCGGTGTTCCAGTTGGAGTTCTACGGTGAACATGGGGACGACTCCTAGGGTGAGGGACTGAGGCTCGCAGCCGCCCCCGGCCGTGGGCACCGGGGGCGGTTCGCGAGGCTCAGGCCGCACTAGGCCTGCTTCACGGCGAGCCGGTCGGCGTTGGCGACGATGAAGGCCTTCAGGCCCTCCACGTTCGCGGGGTCCAGCAGCCGCTCCCACTGCGAGCGGTAGAGGGTCTGCGGGAACCTGCCGAGGCCGTAGACGCTCACGGCACCCTTTTCGGACACCTTGAACGAGATACGGCTGCCGCTGGCCTGCGAGGCCTTGAGGGCGGCCAGTTCGGCCCGGAGGGCGGCCAGTTCGGCGGCGGCGGCGTTGTCGGCGGCGGGGGTCGGCTTGGGCATGGGATCGGCTCCTGAGTGGTGGCGGTTGCGGTGCTGCGGAGTGCCTCACCGGCCGCCATCCTTCTCTGCGACTCCGAACCTTTCTTTTTCGTAAGGCGCGAAGTCGCATATATGGATGCGGTCGCGATTCGACCGCGGCGGCGGCAGCGTCCACGTGACGCAAACTCTTGTCCCGCCAGTACTTACGCCCGGACCTCTGCCGGGCGTGGCACCCGTACCCCCCCGCCGGGGGACACCACGTAGCCCCCTCCCATGGGGTGCGTGGCCGGTGCGGACAGCACAAGGAGTTACATCCATGGCTTACAAGGTTGCGACAATCCTCCAGCCTGGCGAGAGCAATGCGAAGGTGTCACACCATGGCACGGAGTACAAGGTGTTCACCATATCCCTTGCCTCGTCTGACTCTTCTGGACACAACGTCTGCCCACGGGCACTGCGACGCTCTGTCCTGCAGGGCATGCTGGACAAGGGGATGGACATGCAGGAGATCGGCCAGTGGGCCAACAAGCGTGGCCTGTCCGTCTGCTCTGGCCCCTGTGTCACGTGGGAGGCTGGGCATGGAAGAACGGACTATGTCAGGGATGCCCGTATCAACCTGACCAACTGGCTGTACGAGAACCCACGTGGTTTCAAGGCTGCTCTGCTGAGGCAGATGTACGGTCTGACCAAGTACCACACCGGGCAGCAGATTGCCTGCCGGGCTGACCTGGACTCCGACGTCAAGTGGGAGAAGCTCATCCCGGAGATGTTCGACTACCCATGGCAGTTCTGGGACTACACCAAGCTGTCCGAGCGGCTGGGCAACGTCCCTGCCAACTACCACCTGACCTACTCGTACAACGACGGCACGCTCGCCAAGGACTGGGAGCGTGTGTACCGCACCGGGTCGAACATCGCCGTGGTGTTCGACTCCATGTGGAACCCGTGGGGTAGCAGGTTTGGCTACCTGCCGGCCACGTGGACTGACCCCAATGGGAAGGTCTGGCGTGTTGTTGACGGGGATCGGCAGGAACTTCGGTTCCTTGACCAGCGTGATGTCTGCGTCGGCCTTAGGCTCAAGGGCGACGAGGACAAGCGAGAGGATGCCTGCGAGGCTGAGTTTGCCGTGCCGTCCGGCCGTGACGGTGTTGGGGATGTCCATCCTGCGGACGCCCCTGAGAACTACTACCTTCTGGCTTAGGAGTAACCATGCACAAGGAAATCGCTGAACAGTGGGTCGCTGCCCTTCGGTCCGGTGAGTACCAGCAGGGGCGTGGGGCGTTGCATGACGGAGACACCTTCTGCTGCCTTGGAGTGCTTTGCGATCTGTTTCCGGGCAGGCAGTGGTCGCGGACGTCCAAAAACGCCAAGCATCTGTGCAGCGCTGGCGAATGCTCCGACTATTCCGTGCTGCCGGAGTCTGTTCGCAAGTGGGCCGGCATCTGCGACTCCAGCCCTCCGGGCACAGAGACAGACTCGCTTGCTGAACTGAACGACGGAGAAGGGCTCAGTGGCGGCCAGTGGACGTTTCACCAGATCGCAGACCTGATCGAAGAGAAATGGGAGGACCTGTGAGATACAGCGTTCGCATCGCACCGCAGTACGAGGTCCGGTTCATCCGGCCACACCAAGTTCACTACGTCAGCATCTGCTGGCACGCATCCCGTGGCTACGGCAGCAGCAGGCATGAGCGGCTGATGTACGTGGTCCGACAGTTCGTCCGTCGGTTCCCGGAGTTTGAGGGCCGTGCCACGGCCGTCTACAAGGACGTCACCTGCCTTCTGGAGAACGCATGACCGCAGTCAAGAACTTCGCCGACCTGATCGCTGAGAAGGGCATCACCATCGAATCGGATTACGTCCTCCCCGGCCCAGGCATCTCGGAACTCCAGTGGAAAATCAACGTGCTTGTCGATGGCGACAAGGTTCACTCCTGCACCTACACCGCGGGCATCGCCCACGCTCCCAGTTACCCAGCCATGGTGGCGTATGACGAGAGCCAGACGGGCCTGTGCCTGAAGCGCGGCAAGGGCTACCGACAGCCGCTGAAGCCAGACATTGAGAGCGTAATCGGCTCTCTCTGTCTGGACGCATCGGCCATCGACTATGCCTGCTTTGAGGACTGGGCCCGGGAGTTCGGCTTCGACACCGACAGCCGGGCAGCGGAGAAGTCCTACCGGCAGTGCATCGACACGGCGTTGCGTCTCCGGGCAGCGCTGGGCAGCAAGGCGTTTGAGGAACTGCAAGACCATGCGAGGGCGCTGTGAGCGTCACGCACCAACCCACCACCCCTGAGGAACCCATGAGACTCCCCGCCGCCATCGCACAACTCGTCAAGTGGACAGAGCCCGGCTCCACCCGCTACCCCCTGTCCGGAGTTCGCATCGGCCGCTCGTCCGGCAAGTGCTTCGCCGAGGCCACCGACGGCAGGCGTCTGGCCCTGCTGGAGTGGGAAGACAAGGGCGGCGCCGTGGACTGCATCGCCGACGGGAGGCCGCTCGCCAAGGCCATCCGGGCAGCTGGCCGCAACAAGCCGTCCAGCATTGACATGCTTGGCGTGGACAGCGCGGTGGTCAACGGCGAGAACGTGCCCCTGATCCCAGGACAGTGGCCGCAGAGCGAGGACCTGTTCGCCGAGGAACGCATCGGCCAGCAGACGGCCTCGTTCTCCGCCCAGCAACTGCGTGATCTGGCCAAGCGTACGCCGGTCAAGATCGGCGAGGCGACGGTCCTGCTGAACGTGAAGTATCTGGAGGACCTGGCCGACGCCATGGACGCGGCCGACGCTCCGGTCGCCACGTTCAAGGCGAGCGATGCCCAGAGCCAGGTGCTGGCGGAGTGCGTGTCGCAGCGTGGCACCAACCTGACAGCGGTCATCATGCCGATGGCGGCTGACTGACCGCGTGGTAGACTGAGTGTGGGCAGCGGCTTCGGCCGCTCCTAGTGGGCCCCTGCCGGGGAAAAACGACATAAGTACCCGGCAGGGGTTTTTTCGTATCCTGTTCGATACCTATACGGAGGTACACATGGGCGACGAGATGGACAAAGACACCACCATGCCTTCGTCAGCATGGTGGCTGGTCAAGAAGGCCCTCAAGGAACTTCGCGGCCATGGCTACGCCGCCGTGATCTTCAGTCCTGAGGAACTGGATGGCTGCCCTGCAAGTGACCTGGAAGGGAGCCTTGTGGAATACGCGTGGGAAGCAATCGATTCGCTTAAGAAGTGCGCCAAGCAGGAGCCCAGCAAGTGAAGACCATCACCATCGGCGACGCCCGTGATCAACTCGCGGAGTTCGTCGGCAACTGCAACGACGACATGGTTGCCCTGCTGCATGCCGTGGCATTCGCGAAGACCCCGGTGGAGTACATCGACCTGTACGGTGACACCCATGAATCATGGGGGCCGTACATGTTTGCGGCCGGAGAGGACATGCACCTGTCCAGACGGATGACGATTGAGGCGAACTGGTTTGCCGAAAAGCAGGAGGCTTACAGTGAAGACCATCGTTCACGTTAACCAACACGTGATCAAGCACAACCAACGCACCGGGGAACGTGAGCCGGTGCTGACCGTGAAGACCTACAAGGACAACCGCTACGCACACTCCGTGCGGATAGACGGCCCTTGTGTGGTGCGATACGAGCCGGACTGCCCGCTGAACTGCGGAGCCCGTGTGTGGATCGAAACCGAAAGCCCCGTGGAGGTGGATCGATGAGCGGATATTACTACATCAACGTAGACATCGTCATGCGTGACTGCCGTTCGGCTACCGACGCCGTGACGCAACTGATTCGCCTGATGCCCTGCAAGCCTGACGAGACGACGGCGTTTATGGAGTCATGGTCTGTGGAGTCCGTGTCCACTAGCGAGGCCACGCAATATGACCGCATGAGTACTTCCAGGGAGTTCGACATGGAGTCGATGCTTCACATCGCGGAGGAGAACGCCTGATGAGTCACACATCCGGACCTTGGTACACCAGCGGCAAGGCTGGGGATGCGTTCGACATCTCCACCGCCACGCCTGACGAGAACGGCGAGTGCGAGCATGTCATCGCCACGGTGTGGGCCAACCGCCCCTCTCTCCGTGACGCCGCCGACGACGCTCGCCTGATCGCTATGGCCCCGGACCTGATGCACGTTGCCTTGCTGCTGGACTACGCGACACACCACCAAGACGGCGACTGCCTCGCCGCCGCCGTGCAGAAGGCACAGGAACTGATCACTGCCTCCGGGCAGAAGACCGCCGAGGAAGAGGAGGAGGAAGACGAGTGAACAGGACCTACGTTGACAACCTGAACCCACACTCACCAGTCCGCACGTGGGAGATCAGCCCGTGCCTACGGGAGATCGATCCGCGTGGCGAGCAAGACCAGGTCGAAGCGTTCGATTCCTACGAGGAGGCGGCGCTGGAGGAGGGCGAGAACCATGACGTCTATGCCGGCCCCGTTTTCTGGGGCGTGTACATGAACATGCGGCATTCGGTCATCGCTCTCGGCGGCGTGAATCCGACGATCCACGTGCAGGACTTCCCGTCGTTTGACGATGCCCTGTCGTTCGTCACCTGCATCAATGGCGTTCCGCAGATCACCTACAGGGAGGAGGACGAGTGACCACCGACGAGGCATACGATCTGGCAGAACAGGTGGACGCGTTGCGTGAGCGTCTCTGCGAGGCGTTCCCGTGCGAGTCCTGCGACGGGCAAGGCGGCAGCGCCGGCCATGACGTTCCGTACCCTGAGCCGTGCGCCGACTGCTGGGGGCGTGGATGGAGCATCCCGGACGACGAGGACGACGAGTGACCAACGAGCAGTTCATCTTCGCCAACTTCAAGGGCCATGACTGGACTGATCTCGGCGTCGATGGCATAGCCCCGTACCGCGTCTGGCGGATTGCGGGCAGCCGTAAGCGGCGTGCCATGGGATGGAGCGACTGGAAGTTCTCTGGCCCCACGCCGGAGAGGATTCCGCAGGTGATCTTCATGGTCACCAAGGGAACCATGGACCCCATCCAGAAGTTCCTGAAACTGCGTGATGCGAAGGAGTTTGCGTACCTATTGGCTACCGGACAGGAGGACACATGAGCTTGGACTGGGACACCACAGCGTGCGACGAGCCGACGCCGAAGACAGACGAGGAACGTGACCTGCGAACAGCCCTGATCTGGGGCAGCATGGCCATTGGACTCGGCTCCATCACTAAGGACAACGTCAATGAGTGGGTATGGCGCCTTTGGCACCAGCGTTCCACCATCGACGACATCCACCTTGGCGATGATGCCACGCCTGAGATGGTCAAGGAATGGGTGGAGCGGTGGATCGGCCTGTCAACCAACGCACCCACCATGCCCCGCCCTCGGTGGCTGAACCGCGTCAAGGACATCATGGCAGAGAGGACCGACCGTGCGCTGCGGTGCATCGAAACCGAAAGCGTGTGAGTGGGGCCGGCATGAGTGGACGGACCGGCCGTCCACTCGCCGGCCGGGGTGGGTGACAACGTCCTGCCGTACGTGCGGCAAGGTGTTGGGCACCCGCCCAAGCGACCTGAACGAACCAAAGTCCGGGCAGCGTGGCCCGGGCGGAACCTGGAGGGGCAATGGCTGAAGACACACACCGGCAGACGCGTACGTACACCGTGACGCTCTCTGGCCGTGAACGCGAGGATCAGGCGAAGCCGTACGACTACGTTGTCAACGCCGCGTGCTTGGCGGACGCAGTGAGAGCAGCCGTGCGATGGCACCTTGCTGGCGACGATGAGTCGGAGGAAAAGATATGGGTGGAGTCCTGCCGCCCTGGCGTGATTCGGAACGGACACTTCAACGATCTCCGGGAGGGCACAGACCAGTGACCAAGACGATCAGCATCCTTGAACGCATCAACGGCGACGCCGTTGCGTTCAGCAAGGCGCGAGCCAAGTACGACAAGGCGTTTCGCCATCTCATCATCACCACCCCCAGCCTGTCTGCTTCACACTTCTGGCCCATGCTGGACGCGTTTCGGCTGACCGTCCTGCAGGCCATGCAGTGGCGACAGGAGAAGGTTGCGGAGGCTGCGGCAGACGAGTTCATGCGGAACGCCAAGGTTACTCCGGTGGACGGTGGACTTCCGGCCGCCGTGCATTTCGCCATCTCCTACCGAGACTTTGCCCGCAAGGCGTACTCCGGTGGCGACCAGTGCAACTTCAGTTTTGAACGGGGCGACGACGGCTACGGCGATCTCATGGACGCCGTAGTCCTGCTGGGGCGTGAGTTCAACGAGCGTCTGTACGAGGGTGACTTCGGCAACCTCGCTGAGTTCAACAAGACTGTTATGGACGTCTGTTGCAACAGCGTGACGGAGCGCAACTTCCCGTTTCGGTACGCCGACGACCCTACGGGCAGCCGCACGTCGCTCGGCAGCAGGCTTCGCAAGATGGTCCTGCAAGGTGAGAACTACTTCAGCATGTCGCTGGAGGAGGCAGCCCAGCGTTGGGTTGCCATTGCCGCGTTCGATTCGTCCGAGGAGAACGACTGATGCCGTATCCTGACAGCGAATACCCCAGCATTCTGAGGGGGCGTGACAAGCGAGAGAGTCAGCGGTTGCTTGAGGCTGCGCCGGCGCTTCTTGCGGCCCTTAAGGCCCTGCGACCTGATGCTTGTTCGCATATCCATTGCGGTCATCCGTCTTGCCAGCAGGCTGACGCCGCCATCGCCAAGGCAGAAGGGAGGAACTGATGGCAGCGATCCAAGGCAAGTGGTATGCGGCATCCAACGGGCATGACGCCTACCCTGCTGACCCAAGCACGGTGAGGTTTGTCTATGCCACACAGCCAGATGGCGAGCGGTACATCGTCGCCAAAGTGTGGTCGGATGGGGATGACTATGGGTCCACGGCCAGGCTGGTCGCCGCTGCACCGCAGTTGCTGGCTGCGTGCAAGCAGATGATGGGCCTGATTCAGGACATCGACCGGGCACTGGGCCGAAACCCGGGCCTGATCTTCGATGCGATGGCTGCGATCCGGCAGGCAGAAGGGAGGTCCGATGCATGACGCTGAGCTGGTAGTGCTGATCGTCCGGCTGATTCTGGTGCTGGCAGGCAAGTTGATGCTGGTCATCAACTGAGGTTTTGCCCGTGCCTGAGTGACGTTTCGGCGACTTCGGTCGCCTGAGTTTATTCATCGCCGTAGCCTCGCCGGTACGGCACTGACTTGGTTTTCCCAGTCGGCAGCGTGCTGACTGGGTTTTCTTTTTTCTAGGAGGTTCCCATGACTGGCCTGATCGTTCACGCTGGCGGCACGGTGGTTGGCCGCAACGACATCGACGCCGTTCCCGTCCCTGGCGGCACGCACACTTGGACCCCCGTTGCCCACGGCGACGTCGTCCGCATGGTCGAACGCTCGCTCACCAGCAGCGGCATGGAGATCACCGACGCGTCCTTCGCCCTCGCCGCTGGCGGGGCCCGGATGTTCGGCGTGATCACGCTCGGCGGCGGCACCGACTACGCCACCGTCGTCGGCGTCCGGAACTCCCATGACAAGAGCTTCCCGGTGTCGTTCTGCCTGGGCTCCCGGGTGTTCGTCTGTGACAACCTGGCCTTCTCCGCCGAGGTGGTGGTGAAGACCAAGCACAGCAGACTGGTGCTGGACCGCCTGCCTCGCCTCGTCAACGAGGGGGTTGCCAAGCTGATCGATCAGCGTGGCAATCAGCACAAGCGGATCGAAGCCTACAAGACCATTGAGGTCAAGGGGCTGCCGCACCTGCATGACCTGACGCTGCGGGCGTACCGTGCCGGTGCGATCCCGGCCCGGGCCATCGCCGATGTGCTCAACGAGTACGACAGCCCGCGGCACCCGGAGTTCCAGGAGCCCACCCTGTGGTCCTTCTTCAACTCCGTGACCGAGGTTCTCAAGGAGTACGGCGATCTGCCCCGCCGTACGCAGCGTCTGCACGGCGTGGCCGACGCGGAGTGTGGCAGCGTTCTTCTGGCGGTCTGAGTTCTCCCCCCCCCACAGCAAGGAGGTTGATATGGCGAAGCGGTATGACAAGTCGGCGTTCATCTCTGCGTACCACCAGGCATACCTGGCGGGCAAGACGGCCACTCAGCTGGCGGCGGAACTCGGCATCCCCGTGACCACTGTGCACATGCGTGCGTTCACGGTCCGGGATGACGGGATTCCGCTGCCCAGCCTGAGGCGGTCCCGCACGCTGGCGGCCAAGCCCGTGCAGGTGCGGGAGCCGACGCTGGGCGACGAGCTGGAGTTCGATACGGCGTTCCTGCACAAGCCCGTCAAGGTCACGGTGCATGCGCCGGCTACGTTCACCATCACCATCACCACGGAGGGCGTCGATGCTGCCGTCTAAGGTCACGCTGGAACTGTCTCCGCAGATGTTTGCCTACCTGCAGAGGGTAGTGGAGAGGGACATTGAGGATGCCAAGTCCATCCTCATCGCAGAGGATTGCGAGCACACGGAGGAGGAACTGTCCCACGCTCGCCGGATGCAGCAGTTGCTGCACACGGTGGAGCAGGTGCAGGTCTACTCGCACTGATGATTGCTCGGTAAACTTCACAGAACGGAGGGCCTATGGATTTCTCAGCGATCTCACCTGATGACTGCATGCACAAGGTGTCAATGGAAGTAGCCGACGAGCTGCGCGACACCCTGCGAGAGTTGTATGTCGGCATGTATCAGCGGAGCGAAACCCTGGATGGCACCATGCCCAACGTGGTGCTGGCAGGATTCACGCTCTTGTGGCTGGAGTCCGTGCACGCCGTGCACGGGACGATGGACTACGAGACGGCCATCAGCCTGCTGAAAAGCATCCGGCCTGATGACCCGTCCGTGGCGAAGGAGATGAAGCGTGCGGCCAGGGATTTCCTGCGTCGCTCTCGGTGGTTGCCCAAGCAGAGGAGGAGCACATGAGGAAGCAGTTCTACATTGTCGGACAACTGTCTGACGGCCACGTGCCTGGCTATGTCTTCCGGAGGTTCACTGTTCCCGTGCGGGAGGTTGAGGGCATGTGGATTCCTGACGGCGAACCCACCGAAGAGACGCACCTCTACGACCAGGCAGAGATTGCGATAGACCTTGACCACTGGCAGGTGAACACCACCAACACGGCCGGAAGTCTGGACGACATTGTCGGACCTAGCGGGTGGAAGGTCATGGCCAGGGACTGGCTTCCTGACGACTATGTTCCTCCACCTGACGGTGAGATCGAACAGCGTCGCAAGGACGCCATTGCGTACCTCAAGAAGATGGGGGTGTGGCGTGATCCATCCTGAGTTCATCTTCGCAGTGATCGTTGGCGTCCTGATCTTCTTCGGCACCACACCGAGGCACTAATGGCAAAGGTCTGGGGATACGTTCGCGTCAGCACCGACGATCAGGAGAACTCTGTCCACAACCAGATCGAACGCATCAAGGAGCAGGCTGCCAAGGAGGGCATGCCTCTCGCCATGATCTATGTGGACGAGGATGTGACCGGGAAGATTCCACTTCGCAACCGGCCGCAGGGCCGGCTGCTGTGGGATGCGTTGGAGCCTGGCGATGTCATCGTCTTCAACAAGGTGGACCGCGTGTTCCGCAGCGTCCGAGACGCCACGGACACCGTGCACACCTGGCTGGACAAGGGCATCAGCCCCGTGATCTTGGACCTGGGGATCGACCTGCGGACGCCTGCCGGCCGCCTGTTTTTCCACCAGCTCGCCTCGTTCGCGGAGTTTGAGAGGGAGATGATTGGCCAGCGGGTACGCGAGGTCCACTCTTATTTAAGGAAGCACGGGCTGCCACGCGGTAACCGTCCCTTCGGCTGGCAGCGTGACCGCCCGGGGAAGGGTGCGCGGTTCGTTCCTCTGGACGCAGAGCGGCGACTGGCTGAGCGGGTGTGCGAGATGCACTCTTCCGGGATGTCTTACTCCGCGATTGCCTGGGCCCTGATGCGGGAGCGGGTGACGAAGCCGGGGAAGAAGCCGTCCGACAAGCGGGGCGTTTGGTACTCCGTGTCGGAGATTCACGGGCTGGCGAATGCTCATCGGCAGGGATACCCAATCGTCCCGCGACGTCACGTGCGAGCCGGCGGGACGCAAGGCTAGCGGACCGGATGTTGAGCGAGAACTGCTCGCTCATGTCCACTATCCTGGCCTTGCCGATGAACCTGGCCTCAGCCATCTCGCGGTCCCTGGCTGGCATGCCTGAGATGGCGTCGCTGAGGTGGTCTATTTCGTCCGTGACGCCCGTCTCTGCCTCAGCCGCCTCCATGCCTACCCGCTCGCCGGGTGCCCGCGTAAGCCTCCGTATGGCCTTCAGCATGCCATTGAGGATGGCCCTGGCGAAGTACTTCTTGGGGTAGGGGAGGAGGGCCGGGTTGTAGGTGCGGGCAGCCCGGCACATGGCCAGGTATCCCTCTCCCTCCAGGTCCGGGATCAGCGCAGACCGCTGCCACGCCGGCCGGCTCTGGACGAAGTAGTGGGCCGCGGTGGCGACCAGGTCATAGTACTCAGTGACGAGCTGCTGCTGCTGCCTGGAGAGCTTGGATCGCTTGCTCATGATGTTCCAGTCTGGCCTGAGTCTTGCTGACAAACTCAGGCATGCCCTCCATGGCGTGCGCGATCAGCGCCACCTTGGCGTGGATTGACATGGCCCATGGGACCACGGCAATCAGGACGGTGATTACGATCAGCATCTGGTCAGCAGTCATCCTCAACCCCCTCAGCAATCATCTCCAGCATCCCGCCGGCCGCCTCGTCCGGCAGCTTCCCCTTCCGGGTGTCAGCCATGATCCGTCTGACAGCGTCCGCCCATTCCTCCGGAGGGAACTGGTAGACCCAGGCCTCCGTCGCTGAGTAGGCGGCCAGGCGGATCACTTCTTTTCGATGCACTGCCCATCCGGGCAGGCGTCCTTTCGCTCCGTGCATGGGCAGTTCGTCCAGTTCAGGTTGTCTCCGGTCCTCACCTTTCCAGTGCCCTTGCACTTAGGGCAGTTCGGCAGCGGGGGCTTGGGGGCCGGCTTGGCCTCTTCCATCTGGGCGACGATGGCCGAGGTGGTGGCGATGATGGCCACGTAGTCAGGCGTGTAGGCGTCGAAGAACATCAGATTCTCCCAATGGTTCCGAGGTCAGGGAGCGTGTTCGGCGGGAATCCCTGGACGTCGGAGTACGCCCAGATGTCCTCCGACTCCACGCACACGGAGTACCCGGCATCGTCGGTGACGATCATGCCAGGGACCTGGGGCGGATAGTCATCCGGCCAGTTGGGGACTGGAGTGTTCCACGCCGCCCAGCTGTTGGCGATGAACCAGACGCGGAACGGCCAGAAGGTATGCGTGTCGTCATACCCAACCGTGGCCATGTCATGTCCCCACCCTGGCGATGAACGCGGGTGGATGTTCTTGCCGTTTGGCTTGCTGCTCCACGCGGCGTTCTGCCCGGAGTGGATGCCGTACCCGTTGAACAACGCGTCCATGGCGTCGTCCATGCTCTTGACCAGGGCGATGGTGCCAACCTTGTTCCGGTTGCACAGCGTCTGGACGTCCGGCGGGACGCCTCCGTTCCTGCCCCAGCGTGTTCCGATCTGGCCATCGTAGTTCGTCAGGTCCACCACGCCCGGGAAGTTGTCACGCGGCAGGAACCCAACGTCACGCTCAAACCGGCTGGCCCTGGCTGGGCTCATGCCCTCGCCGCCGTGACCGCGGGCCCCGTATGTGGGCTCCGTCGCGGTTCGCCTGAACCAGGAGAACGGTGCGCCGTGTACCAAAAGCGATACAGCACGCGTGCAGTCCCTGGCGTTGCGGCTGCCATGGCTGACACAGTCGCCTACGGTTTGCCTCTCGGAGAATGCCTTGGGGTCCAGCTTCAGCACGTAACCCCAGAGCAATGCACGCTTGCCCTTGCCAGACGACGGCGACGAGAAGTAACGCACGGGGTTTGTGGCGAGGAACTCTTCCTTGTCACGCGGAGACGGCACATAGCCAGCGAATCCTCCGGCCTCGTACGCCCTGACAAGCTCGTCGGAATTGTGGAACAAGTCTTCATCTTGCGGCATTGGCAACCTCCTTCAGAGCAGCCACCAACGCGGCACGCTTCTCGTCAGTCAGAGCCACATCGTCCTTGCCAATCGCCTTGACCAACAGCTCATCGATGGCGACGTCCAGCCCGGAGTACTTCCCGGGCAGGTCGGTTCCCTTGAACGCCAGGTCCAACGCGTCGGCATTGGCTTTCCGCCACTTGCCCACGGTGGCGATGATGTGGTCATCCCGCGACACAACGTCCGCCATGGCCGTGTAGTACGCGCGGACGCGTGCCTTGTCCTGCTGGCTGGCGGACTTCAGGATCGTCTGCACCTTGCTCTGCGGCCCGGACGGCCCGGCCGTGTCCTTGGGCGGAATGAACGCCACCACCAGGACCACCGCGGCGATCACCGCAAACAGGTGCTGCAGCACCACGGCCGGCGTCATCGACTTGATCAGCGGCCACGCGTAGCTCAGGGCCACACACGCCGCCACGCACACGGCAACGATCTGATAGTGGGTCATACGATTCGCTTCTCGCTTTCGTCCAGGAGGCTTGCGGGGTTGATAAGCCCCCAGCCGTACAGGTGGTCATGCCCTGGGGCGCCTGCATCGACCGAGGTGTTCTTGACCAGGGCGTGCGCCTTCGACCCGTTGCGAGGGGGAGGCATCTGATTCCAGCCCAACGCCAGCACGCCGGCCACAAACGGCGCCGCCATGCTGGTGCCGGAGAGCGTGGCGTACCCGCCACCCAGCCAGCAGGATGTGATCTCCTCCCCTGGGGCGACGACGTCGATCTCCCGTCCACGGCTGGAGAACTCGCACACCCCTCCATGCCGGCCGGCGGCACCGACGGCGATGGCCTGCTCGTAGGCGGCAGGGTAGGACACGCGCCCCCCGTCATTGCCGGCGGCGCAGACACAGACAACGCCTGACGCGTCCGCCGTCTTGATCGCATCCGTCAGATCGGCGGTGCGGACAATCGACCCAAGGCTCATAACGATGATGTCGCACTTGGCTTCGATGGCGAACAGGATTGCTCTGGCAACGGACTCCAGCGACCCGGAGCCGTTGTTGTTCAGCACCTTGAGGCTGACGATCTCGGCCTGCGGGGCGACCCCAGTCATGGGCCCGCGGGCAGCGATGACGCCAGCCACGTGAGTACCGTGACCGTTGGTGTCCGTAGCAGAGCAGTCCTTGGTGAAGTTCCGGTGCAGCTTGACCACGCCCTGGAGCGCCGGGTGGCTGTCGTCCACGCCGGTATCAAGCACACCCACCCGCACGCCGGCCCCCTGGTGACGACTCCAGAGGGCCGGCAATCCGTACGCGGAGATAGACCAGTCCAGGCCTGAGGAGGGGAGGGCCTGTGCGACTGCCTCAACGCGGTACGGCGGCAGGTGAGCGAGCATCACTCATCCCTGGAGATCAGGACGCGGATGAGTGAGGTGACGATGGGGGCCACCACGTTCAGCAGGATCGGCAGGGCGATGCCCAGGCTCTGGATTTTGGCCAGGTCCTCCTGGGCCTCCTGCTCCGTGATCGCCTGGGCCTGAGCCTGGAACAGCGGGAACGATTCGATGATCGGCAGCAGGGCCTTGGCGACCTGGTAGACGATCTCCAGCTTCTCGGCCAGGCCGGCGGCGTCGTTCCACTTGGAGACGATGGCGGAAATCTCCCGCAGCACCCCCACGTTCTGGAGCAGCCACCGGACAACGACGAACTTATCGACCATGCTTTCTCCTCTCGCAGGCAATGGCCACAATGGCGTGGCCGGCAATGTCCATCAGGGTCTTGTCCCTAGTAATTGTCTCCAGCGGGCCCCTGAGCCGCCGGGATTTCTCGCCGATGCGGGCGGCCTGGTAACGCCAGGCTTCGATGCCGTCCTGCTCCACGCCCAGGGCGTTTTCCAGGCAGTCCTCGCCGCATCCGTAGTAGGTCCTCTTCCTGGTCAGCAGCCGGTACAGCTCGTCGCACAGCTCCCGGTACGGGTCACCAGTTGACGTCTCTTGAGGCTGAGACGATTCGTCCATACTCAGCCCAGAAACTGGCTGTGTGAGGGTCCTCGTCGTCGGTGCAAAGGTACGCAGTTCTGGCATGGGCCCACTCCTCGCAACAGGTGTCAATGAAACTATCTGCGCCGCACGTGTTGGCGATGCAGATCACTCCTCTGTTCTCGTCCTCGTCAAAGCAGAAGTAACCCAGCATGTCAGGCATGCTTTTGGGGTCCCTCAGGTAGCACCTTAGCGGGAACGGAACTGGGAACTTCCTCTGAGCCCACCTCCGAAACCGCTTTAGCAACAGCCTTCTCCAGTCGCAGGACGAACTCATACAGGCGCTCCGCCGGCAGGGTCACCAGCCATGGCGACCGGCTCTTCCGGTGGAGCACAACCGGGATGGCATCCCCGGCGTCGTCGGCTGCCTGTTTCATCCAGGCCCGGACCGACTCCCGCTCCACAAACTTGACCTCCCAGTGAATGCCCTCAATGTCCACGCGGATATCCGCGGAGTCCTTGCCGCCCTGAAACTGGACGCCACGCCTGGCCGGATTCGCCAGCCGCAGGGCCGCGGTAATCGCCTTGGCAGCGGCCCGCTCGCCTCGCTTGCCCTTCTCACGCTGGCTGCGGCTCATTTCAACCTCACAAACAGGGGGCCGTTGTCACCCACGTAGGCGCCCAGGACGTTGAAGTCCATGTACTCCTCCGCCTCTTCGTCGGTCATGCCGGAGTCAACGAGAATCTGGACGCACTTGGCCAGGTCATACACGGCGACAACAGGGTGGTGATGGTTCGCGGTGCGTCCGATGACGGCATCCTCAAACCCGTCTGCCAGCAGGGCGTCAGGGTTCTCGTCCTCAAGGGCCCAGTCATCGTCGTTACGGATGGAGATCATGGCTTCCTTGCCCAGTCCAGGTTCGTCTGCCTCTCTGCGAGGTAGAACGCGTGCGGTTCTTCCGGCTCGTATCCAAGGTGCTTCTTGTGCCGCAGCGAGGCGAGGTACGCCGGATCGTAGTTCTCCGGGTCGCACTGCTGCTTCGCCCACAGCATTGTACGCTTGTACAGTTCCGGGAAGTTACCAGCTATTCGTCCGTTGTGCAAAACGTCATGGCATCGCGAGCACAGCCGGAGAAAGTTTCTGATGTCATGCTTCCTGCCAGCGCCCTGCTGAAGGTGATGGACTTCCAAACGTCTGCGGCCATCTGACTCCGGCCACCAGCACACAGCACAACAGCGATGCAGCTGCACCCACTCTTCCAGCGCCGCCTGCTCCGCCTTCGTCATCCTCGCCATCAGCGGTCAAACGGGCATGAACGCGGGTCGCCACCCATCGCCAGCCACTCTCCGCGACTCTTCTGAAACCCTTCGCCGATAAACTCGCCGGCATGGGCCACCTTCGCGGGCCTTGCCGCACGGGCCACCGTTGGCGCGCTGCGGGCCCGCTTGAAGTCAAAGGCCCCTATGGCCGCCTGCGCCGCAATCGCGTCTCTGGAGCCCGCGCAGGAGGCCCTGCGGCGAAGCTCGTCAATGACGCACTGATGCGGGCTGGCCATCGTCTCCATGGCCCACTCCAGGTACTTCATCGGTACGTCGCATGCCGGAAGACCCCTGTGCTTGCCGAACGTAAAAGTGCCGCAATCCATGCGATTTTCCTCCTGTTTGCGCAGCCCGGCTTAAATGAGAGGTAGGGACCACTCACCGACGCCGCAGCGTCACGGGCCACCGGGCCGCTTATCGTTTACCTCATTGCCAGCTCCCGCCGGGGGTGGAGCTGGACCTTCGTCAGCCGGTGGACTGCCTTGTGCGGACTAGCCGCTCCTGCGATAGGGCAGGCGTTTGTTTATGCTCGCGCTTTTGGTTACCAGTCGGCGGGTGCTGCGAGAAAATGAACCGCCTCGGACACTCCTGTATCACGGTGCGTGTGTCACGCAACCGAACTCTCCAACTCACCCACTCTCGCCCGCAAAGAGGCCACTTGGGCCTTCTGCTCGGCAAGCAGGTCCTCAAGCTCGCGGATGCGAAACTGGGCATCGCCCAGGGCGCCTGCCGCAATCTTCAGGAGGCTGCGCGGGTCATGGTCGGTTGCGAACGGATCGTTGTAACACTTAAGAAGTGTTACTATCAGAGACTCTGTACTCATGTGAACCTTTCTGCTCTCAGCTGTTTGATCTCACGCGCTGCGGCTGCCGCAGAGTCGGCGTAGCAGTCGATCACGGTGTACAACCGTTCGATCTCATCGGCTGCCTTGCGAAGCAGCTCTGACCTGTCAATCGCCCTGGCTTGCGATGCGCTCTCGCGCAGAGCCGACGGCAGCAGCGAGCGATAAGACGGCGACATGTCCAGCGGGTCGCTCATATCAGACGCCACCGATAGCACAGGCCAATGGCGACGCCCAATGTCAACAGCATGCAGGCGAACAGATCGGTCATTCCTGAATCATCCTCGGCGTGTTACGAAGCACACTGCTGCATAAACACTGGTTCTGTGGCTACTTGTCGTCGCTCGGCGGGGCCGGGAGCGGCATCCAGTGCGTGATCTTCTTGCCTGGATTGTCGTCGGCGTCTCGCCATTGTCGGTACGAATCCAGATAGGCGAGGTGTAGGCCATTGCTCTGGCTCCACACCAGCACCATCAAGTCATTGACCGGGCACCGCTCCGTCACCGAAATCCAATCCGGCTCGGCTGCAATCCGAACGATGTCCGCGATGCCTTTCGCCAGCACTTCGGCTTGATCGTTCGCCACAGAACCAGCGGATGCAAGAGACGGCTCGGCACCGTCCTGCGTGTTGTCGTCGTTCATCGTTCGCCGCTCCTGATCCTGCGTGTTCTCACTCTAGCCGATCAAGCAAACCGCGCAACGCGGCCAACTCCTCGTCGCACTCAGTTGCGGTCGTCGCAGCCATCTCCACGCACCACACAATGGCAGACCGCTCCTCGTCGGTGAGCGTGAACGGCGTTAGCGTGCAGTATTGCGTCACGGTTCCGGTGACGTGCGGGCAGGCTGGCGAGTTTTCCTGCGACGAAACTTGACGCGGGTCATCAATCTGGACGATCACGCTTCCGTTGACAACCGACAGCGTGGCGTCCTGATCTGCGAAACGGCGGATGGCTGTGCGCAGCCGCTCAATCTCCTCCGCCGCACGCTCGCACAGCGCGTCCACACCCTTGCCGGCGTACGCCCTGTCGCGGAGCTGGTCAACGATGTCGATCACGGATGGGCCTCCAGCATCGCGTCAGGAATCATGCCCCTGACCTCCTCGGCCAGGAGCACGGCGTCGTCGCTTGCGTCACCGTGCTTGATCAGGCTCCTGCAGCGATGGTCGATGTCCCATAGCGCGCATATGGCCTTCTGCCCTAGCAGGGCTGCCTGAAACTCGTAGTCATCGTCCGGCAGGTTGAAGTTCAGTGATGCTTTCATCGCTCGCTCACCAGTGACACAACCAGGACAATGGAAAACACCATGATCCAGAACAGTTCGACCGGCATCGCATCGATGGCGTTCATGGCCAACTCGGATACAGCAGGACACCGCACTTGGTATCCGGGTCCAGGACTTCCACGGCGGCCGTCCGCGGGAACGTAGTGCTGACCAGGTTGCAGATGTCGTCGTACGGCATCTCCGCCAGGACCTCGGCGTGCTCGTCGGCCCACATCTGCACGGCGGCGTGATCCCTGGCGAACCCAGGATCATCGTCCCCGCAGTTCATCCACAGCCGCATATCGAACCGCGGGTTGCGGATCATCACCATGTTCTCCCTAACGCTGGCCATGATGGACCTCCTTGGTGTCCTTGCAGTAGTAGCCTTCCCCAGGGACCTCCCCCCAGGAATCAACCAGAATCTTCCGGAGCCTTGCGACCTCGGCCTCTAGCCGACGGATCACACCGATCATCTCCGTCGCCTTCTTCTCCGAACGCTCCAGTCGCTCCGTCAACCCACTGCAGGCCTGACGTTGGGAACAGCATGGCGCAGAGCTGGTCGGCGTGCCTGAGGAAACTGGACGGGGCGACGAGGGTTGGCATTGCGAACCCTCGCATGCCGTCATAGACGACACGCTCTTCCCAGGATTCGTCGCGGTCGATGGAGCAGAGCCACACCCACTTGCCGGTGACCTGGGACACATAGACCCAGGCGAATGGCTGCTCGCCCTTGCGGAGTCCGGTGACGTCATCAACGAAGACGGTGTCATAGGGGAAGTCGTCTGGTCCTGTGAACTCAAGGCTTCGGAGCTTGATTTCGATGGCGACTGCCGCCACCGCGTCCGGGGTTGGACAGAAGTCCTTGCGAGGGTTGTGTTCCGGCAGGACGAGTTTGATTCCGTCGGCGACAGCGCGGCCGTGGATCGTCCGCATCGACTCCACCCACGCGTGCTCTGCCTTGTGGGCCTTTGACAGGACGTTCAGGAACTTCTCCTTGGACCATCCGGTCGATGTTGACTTGCCTGACCCGCGCTGCCCTCCTGGCGATCTCCGCGGGGCTGATCTCTTTGGCATCGATGTCCTCCCAGAACTCCGTGCTCAGCGGCTCTGCCCTGCGGATGTCCGATGACCTCCGCTCGCAGTCCGCCACCTGGTCCACCGTGACCCTGAACGCACTGGCGATGTCAGCGTGGGTACGTTCCGGATAGCCAAGACTCAGGACTATCAGCCGCTCCCGGCTCGGCAGGCGATGCCGCCGCAGCAGCGACACCATCCTCTTGCCGACGTCCGGGCTCAGCTCCAGGGACTCCCACACTCTCCGCGGAGGCTCCCTGTTGACGAACACTCGCCGCCAGATGTCTGGCGCTACGGCGAGCGGAACGCCCAAAGAACCAATCCTTAACTCTTGTCCACAACGAACGCCTTGGCTCATGCTCTTTCTCCTCCTCAGAAGCAAACGGGAAAGCCTCGTCAAGCCTGAACACCGATGCGATCTCATCCAGGGTGTCCTGCAGAAGCGCGTCGCCTCGCCTTCTCCCGCTGGAAGAAGTTCTTCTGCCATCCCTTGATGTTGGGTTGCCGCAGGGCCCAGTCGATGTAGCCATCGTCAAGCTCTCCCATGGTTCGACCCGCCATCCGCCCACGCAGCGGGCAGCGGTACTCGCTGATGCATTTCTTCTTGCCGGCCAGCTCAACGTCATGGCCATGCAGCCGCCCGGTGGCCGTGCCACGCATGGCCTTCAGGCCCTCCTCCAGCAGCTTGGCCGTGCGGACGTCTTCCGCCGCCTGGGCCAGAAGGTCGCCAGGGTCTTCGGCGTCGCCCTCCGCGGCACGCCCGCGGGCACGGGCGATCACTTCCTTGTCCTCGTCGTCCTTGGCGAACATGTCCACCGCGGTGACGATGGAGTGATCCTCCGTGGAGCCGGTGATATCCACTATCTTGAACCAGGGCTTGTCGCCGCTGGCGATGGACAGGAGCCTTGCGGCAACGCCCTCCATGCCTGGAGCGGACAACTCCTCCCGGCCGTCCACATCGCCAGGAGCGGGCCGCGTGGCACGGCCGATGACCTGCTTGAAGAGCACGCGGCTCTTCGTCGGCCGGAACATGAACACCGTCCTCGTCACCGGGGCATCGAAGCCCATGGTGGCGATCTGGCAGTTGCACAGCAGGTCAATCTCGCCGGCCCGGTAGCGGTTGATGATCAGGTTCCGCTCGTCATCCGACTGGATGCGGGTGTCGCCAACGATGAACTCAGCCCGCATGCCGTATGCGTTCCGGGCCAGTTCTGCCAGGGACATGGCCGTCCGCACGCCAGGCAGGAACGCCAGCGCTGCGCCGACTCGCTCCTTCTGGACGATCAGGCACATCTGGTGCAGCGGCCTGGAGGCGCCGAGCACCAGGTCCAGGTCGCTCGCGGAGAAGTCGCCACCAGTCACCTTGACCTGGCTGGTGTCCAGCCCGTCCACGCGGACGATCTTGGCCCGCGGAGACAGGCACCACCCGTCTTCAATGCCACGCTTCAGGTCGTACTCAAACGCGACCGTCTCGTAGAAGTCCATCAGCCGCTTGCCGTCCATGCGGAACGGCGTGGCCGTGAAGCCGATGATGATCCCGCCGTGATCCTGAAACTCCCGCAGCATCGCCAGCACGGCCGGCGAGTACTGTGTGTGGGCCTCGTCAACGATGACGATGCGAGTGCCCAGGAATCGCTTGTATCTCGGCGTCTTCCCAGAGAGCAGCGTCTGGCGGCTGGCGATGGTCACGCGACCGCGGTAGCAGTTCGCCCACTGGTCGCTCATCTCCAGCTGCGACGTCTCTCCGGTGATCTTGTCGGCGGTGGTGGCGCACTGCCACACCAGCTCACGCATCGGTGCGATCACCAGCACCTTGCTGTTGCTGCACATCCGTGCCAGCAAGCTGAAAACCACAGTCTTGCCAGCCCCCGTGAACAGGACGGCCAGCATCGACCTGGCCCCCTGAGCGATGGCCGCGAGAATCCGCTCGCAGCATTCCGTCTGGTAATCCCTTGCCTTCATGTCGCCCTCCTCCTTGGCGGCGGCGCCGGGGGCATCCCGCCCCCAGCGCCGTAATCCGTTCGCCAGCCGGCCTCATGCCAGCACAGTGCCCTAGAACGCAGACTCCTCCTGCCGCTCACGGGCACCACCCAGCAGCGTCACCTCACGGACCTGCAGGCCCGTGTGCGTGCGCTTCTGTCCGTCCTTCTCGTAGCTGCGGCTCTTGAGCGATCCGGTCACGCAGATCGTCTTGCCGCGGGTCAGGTACTCAGCCACCTGGCCCGGCCTCCAGTAGTCGCAGTCCAGGAACAGGACGTCGCCGTCCTTGCGTCCATTGACTGCGATGGCGAACGAGGCGACCTCGTTCTCACCGACCATCTTGACCTCGGCATCCCGGGTGAGATTGCCGACAAACGTGCACACATTGACTCCGCTGGCCATCGTCATGCCTCCTGGAAACGGGTGGAAACCAACTCACTCATCCGGTCGAACACGGCCTGATCGCAGACACGCTCGCTCACGCGGAGCTTGATGCGGTCCAGCGTCTTCTGGGCGTCGGCCATGGTCTTGGCCTTGTCGATCTCGCCCTTCGCAATGGCTTCGATCTGCAGGCTCTTGTCCGTGCGTTGCGGAGCCTTGGCCTTGGCGGTCGCCTGCGGCATCACCTTCTGGGCGTCGTCGTCGTCCTCGGCCCACGCACCGACCAGACCCAGCAGCAGGTACTTCTTGGCGTAGGTGTAGGCAGAGCCCAGGGACTGCATGTCCTTGCGCTCCACGCCCTCCTTGTCCACCCCCAGGTACACCGGGCACAGGCTGGTGACGAACTCGCCACTGCTGTGCCGCAGCGTGCCCACCGCGATCCACTCGCCGCCGACACGCGTCAGGCACACCTGCGGCAGCGGGAACCCGTGCTGGTTGAGAGGCTCCCGCAGGGCCTCGCAGATGTCGCTGTACCGCATGTACTTGTAGCGACCGAACGTGTTGTTGCCGCCCTTCTCAACGGCAGGGAACTTGGCCTGAGCCTTCACCAGCGCTCCGACCAGAGTCGTCGTCTCCGGGCTCGTCGTCAGTCCCGGCAATCCATGGTCAACAATCATCGCCTTCCTCCTGTGAAAAACGCTGGGAACTCCAGCTCCGTCTCCTCGTCGTCCTCCGGTGCCCTGTACTCGCTCAGCTGTCGCCGCAGCCGAATCTGGTCCAGGGTCACCTTGATCTGCTCGCGAGCCTCCTCCACCAGTTCCTCTGGCAGGGTAAGCACACGCACCGCGTGCGGCTTGCTCGTCTGGGCGAAGATGAATCGCAGCTGGTGGTAGTCCCAGCCGCAAGCCATCGCTGCGTCCACGTACCATGCTGCCTGCCACAGGTAGCCGAACGAGTCGCAGGAGCGCCACAGGTCCTTCCAGTCGGAGGATGTGGTCTTGTAGTCCCAGAGAAACGCTTCGGTCACACCGTCAGCCAGTGACTTGCGCTTGTGACCGTGAGCGTCCTCATGCCGGAACGCGGCCTGCATGTCCTTGGTCGCTTCCAGAATCTGGCGAGCACGCTTGTTCTTCAGCGTGTTCTGGACGATGCGGTTGAGCTTCCACCAGTCGGCCGCCGACACTTCCATGCGGCCCTGGTTCTGCTCCTTCCACTCTGTGTACGCCTTGCCACGGCGAGCCCCGTTCGACAGGACCTCCTCAGGCGGGATCACGTAGCGGTCTTCCAGCCGCACGCCGGCCACCACCATTGGGATGGCCCGGTCCACAAGCGTTCCGAAGTCCGTTCCGGCGTTGCCGCTGAACAACTGTTCCCCGTTGTCCAACGCCTCCTGGGCCAGGCCGCCGCCCTTGAAAACGGAGTGGGCGAACGAGCGTGTCAGGTAGCCGTCGTCCTGCCGGTACGCCCTATCTATGGCGTCCTGGTCAAGGAGTGTCCCGTTTGTGGAATCCAGGCAACCTGGGGAATACGATCCAAATGTGACGGTCATCGGACCGCCTCCCGCAGGCAGACGACGGCCTGGCGAGGGAGTCCAAGGACCAGCAGCGTCAACGCGGCGCCGCAGAGGATGGAGGCAGAGGCGGCCAGAATGCCAAGCCTCAGGGCAGCGCTAGCCAACTGAGCTAGTTGCCCGGGGTGCTTGACAGGGCCGCAAATTGCGCAACTGTCAGGTATCGCCATGCTACTCTCCGATTACGCTTCCCGCTACGCCAACCGAATAGGGGCTTCGGCCGGCTATTTGGAGCAACTTTTGGTCTTCACCAAGAGGCTGCCGTGGCACGTTGAGGAGATCACCACCGAGATGGTGGACGACTACCTGACGGACGCTCTCACCCATTTGGGGGCTCAGACAGTCGCCAATCACCGCAGACTCCTCACAACCCTCATGCGCGACGCAGCCCGCAACGGACTGAACACGTGTATAGCACGTGGATTCCGCCGGGTCAAGGTGCCTAGACCCGTCCCCAGAGCGTTGTCCCTGAGCGAGATCAGAGCGGCAGTAGAAGCTGCTCGCAAGACCAAGGGTCATTTCCGTGACCTCCGAAAGTCGGACTTCCTTGTCGCGTGGTTCCTGACCGCCTACTGCACCGGCTTGCGTGCCGGCGACCTCATGGAGGCGAGGTGGGATCAGATTCGCGGCCGACGAATGTATGTGCGTCAATCCAAGACGTCAAGACCACACGTGGTGGTTTTCACCGACGAAGCGTTGGAGGCGTGTAAGGCCCTTCCGCGGAAGCCCCGCATCTTCGGCGACCATGCTGCGATGAACACCATACAGCAATGGGTGAAGGTATGCATGCTGTCAGCGGGCTTGGATGCCAGCACCAAGTTCCTGCGGCGCTCTGCAGCTACTTACGCCAAGGTGCAGGGCAAGAACCCCAAGAACGTGCTGGGGCACCTTACCGACGGACTCGCCGAACGCCACTACGTCGATCAGCTTCTGTACGAGGAAGAGGCCGGCATCAACGGTGAGCCGCTTCCGTCGGTGCTGAGCTAGCGACTAAACCCCCATAATGGAGAGCGGGTCGTCCTGCATCTTCTTCCGCTCGCGAGCCTTCTTCGCAGCCTCGCTCTGCAGGATGCGATACAGCAGGTACTGACGCTGCTCCTGCGGCGAGAGCTTCACCAGGTCCTCAGGCTTGATGAACAGGTTTTCGTAGGAACTCATGCCCTTGGCCTGGTCCAGGAGCTGGTTCAGCGTGGTGCGTGCGGCAAGCCGGACGGTTCGCTCCTGGTCAACGTCCTGCAGCTTTAGCCCCGTGAGCATGTTGAAGAAGAACTTTGCCGCTCGCTCTTGCGGGCTGATGCGGGAGTCCATCGCCTGGCGGATGGCCCCAACAACTCGCGAGCCGCCAGGCGCATTGAATGCGACCTGGTCCCACAGCCGCCCGCCCGGGAGGTTCATCTGCTCGGCGAGCGAGTACAGGTCGGACAACTGGCGACCGCTGTAGAACTGACGGTTGGTGGCCACTTCCAGCGGCGCCTTGATCAGCGGGTTCGTCTGACCCAGCAGGTTCTGACCAGTCTTGGTGACCGCGTCCAGGAACTGGCCGGTGAGCGTGTTGCCCACGCCAGGGGTGAGTAGGTTGATCAGCCCCTCATGCGGCAAGTCCAGGTTGGTGAGCACGCGGGTGATGCCTGGCGTGTTCACTCCCAGCAGCGGGACCGACGAGTCGATTGGGATCGCAGCCGACTGCCTGAGGTACTCAGGAGTGAACCGATCCTCGGATGGCGCAGACGCCCGGTTGATCGCCCGGATGCTCTGCCCCGTGATCCCGGACGGGTTGTACAGAAGCTCCTGCGCCACCAGCGGGGTGATGCCCTTCTGGTAACTGTAGAAGGGCACTATCCGCTTCAGGATGTCGCGCTCAAAGGAGCTGAACGCCTCAGGCCGGTAGTTAATCTGAGTCAGGTCTGCCACCGCCTTGGCTGCCGCAGGAGCATCGCCCTTACGGACACGCGTGAGGTACGTGCCGATGCGGTTGAACGCGTCGCTCCCCTCGGCGGCCCGGTCGCCAAGCTCAAGCAGCCAGTTGGGATTACCCTCAGAGGTGCGGAGCGAGAAGATGTTGAGCGGCAAGGGGCGGTTGCGAATGCGCGCGCCCATGCCCTGGAGGATCGCACCAGACCCACCCGGGAACGTCTCGGCGTACGTGAGGTTGCTGCCCATCCTCCCAAGGTCGTCGGACACCGTGCCTGACGTCAGCCCCTCGCCGCCGGCCTCCGTCAGAAACTTCCGGACGCGGGCTGCGGAGAGCTGCTCCGCAGACGGCGCGGCACCGACAGGGAACAGGTCGTCCACCTGGTAGCCTGGGGCAGACTCAAGTCGGCGGGCCAGCGGCCCGTAGTCTCCGCCCCTGGCCCGCACTCCGGCAAGCGCGTCGAACAGATTGAAGCCGCTCTGCGTGGCTCCGGCAAACGCACCGGAGTACATGTCGCGGACATACCGGGCAGGCCACAGCAACGCCAGCGTCTTGAAGCTCTGCGTGTACTTGTCGGCTAAAGCAAACAGCCCGGTCGCTTCCCTCGGAGCCCTGGCACGCACCAGGTTCTCGTTCATCCGGTCCACCATCTCACGCGAGAAGGACCGTCCGCCCAACAGTTCCTCAGGGGTGATGCCCATGCGGTTAGCCAGCGCAAGCACGCCAGCGTCGCCCTCGGACTTGGCCATGAAACCAAGCTCGCGAAGTGCCTCCATCGGCGTGTAGGACACGCCCCCCGCAACATCGTCAGCAGACTGGAGCAGGGCGTTGGACGACAGTTCGTCCAGCAGCAGATCGGCCGTGGCCTCGCGCCTGGCGTTGTGGCGGATGTAGTGCGTCAGATCGTTGAGCGCGTTGCCGTACAGCGGAATGCCTTCGGACGCTCGCTGCAGCGGCGTTCTCCGGAGGCTGTCGGCCAGGTCTTCGTAAGCCTTCTGCTGCCGACGGCTGACTTCGGCCGCAGCCGCAATCCCTTCCTCGCTGAAGTCATCTGGGTTAAGGTGCTCCCCCATGTACCCAAACGGCGTGCTGCCTTCGCGGATCGGCTTGAACTGGTCGGCGTTCGCCGCCAGCCACTCGTCAATGAGGTTGCGTGCCTCAGTGTTTGGCGCATTCCGGAGAGCGGCCTGCAGGTCGGCGTCCTGGTACATCTTGTCCAGGACCCACCGCGGGAACGCCTCCGTGTACCCACGCCGCGACGAGCGAGTGCCGTCATTAATAGACGCCACGGCGCGGTCACGCAGCGGGATGACCTTGGACCCCTGGAACCGCGGATCGAACCTGGCGTTGGGGATATCAATCGCCTGACGCGTGAAGTAGTCGATGCCGTTTGGCAGGTCTTTGTGGCGCAGCGGAACGCCAAGGCGCTCAGCCCTGGCCAACGCATCTGCCTGTGCGTCGGTGGCGAACCGCACGGCACGCTGCACGCCGGGGTCGCGGAACAGGCTGCGCATCTCCGGCGGCAGCTGCTCCAGCTGGTTTTCCATGACGTTACCAAACGCCCTGGCAAAGTCCTGCGAGCGGACGATGTCCTCGCCAGACCTGCCTGCAAGCGGCGTTCCGGCGATGGCGTTCGCGTTGTTCTGCAGGTAGGCCGAGACGTCGTCAAAGAGCTGCTGATGCATGTCAGCCAGCCGCCTGTTCGCCTCCCGCGAGGAGAGCTGCTCGGCCCGCGTGACCTTGCGGCCGAACATCTGCCCAGGCTCGTCCGTGAAGCCCTTCACGCGAGCATCGAACATCGCCTGCGCAGCCCGCAGGGCAGGCCCCAGCACGGGCGTCGCCCTGGCGTTTGTCTTCAGCCAATCGCTGCCGCGGGCCAGGTAGTCGCCGACTGTGGACCCGTACATGTCGAACGCGTCGTCAACCAGGTACGGAACCTTGACGTAGTTGCTGCGAGTGAGCGGTTGCGTCCACTGCTCTGCCGTGCCGCCAACCTGTTCAAACGCCCGCCTCGCTGCCTGGAGCGTCTCTTGGTGCGCGGCGTCCTCTGCCATGGACCGCAAGGCGGCGTCGTCAATGCCCTGCCCGGCCCGCCTGGCGGCCTCTGTGGCGTTGTCGATGGCAAGCGTTTCAGGGGTGCTGTTGCGGAGAAAGGTCGCCGGGCCGAAGTTTGGAACCGCTCCAGACTCGGCGGCGCGAGCGGCGCGCAGCACCAGGTCGTCGCCGGCCGTTCCCATCAGACCGGCACGCGTCGCGGCCTTGGCGGCAGCGGTTTTCGCCCCAGTCCCCAGCAGTGCCGACAGTCCAAATGAGGCGTATGTCAGTGGGTCCAGAAGAACCTCGGCCCCAAGGCCTCCAGCGAAGTTCCCCCACGTGTCGTTCTTTCCAACCAGGCCGTACTGCCGAAGCAGCTCACGGCCAGTAACTCGGTCCTCCGACGTCCCAAACACCGACAGCGGGTCGCCTGCCAGCACGCCACGGACAAAGGCGCCTGGAGTATCCAGGAGGTATCCGACTGCCGACAGACCAGACGATCCCTGGTTGGCAAGGTCACGGAGGAGGGAGGTCTTCTCCTCCTCTGGCATAAGGTCTGCGAGGGTGCGACGCGTCCGCAGCGGGACGATCCCAATCGGATCGATGTCGTCGCCGTAAATGTCAAACAGCGGTGATTGCGCCATTTGTCAGAAGCTCGGCAGTCGGCCACCCGGCATGAACGGCGGTAGGCGTGGGTCCACCGGAGGTAGAAGCGGCTGCGGCGGTGAGTTCTGAACGCCAGGTATTGGCGTTGGCATCGGCACAGCGGGTGCGGCCGGCGCTACAGGTGCAGCCTGTGGCTGCGCTGCCGCTGGTGGACGAAGGTCCCTGAGAATGGCTTCAATCTCATGCGACTGCGCACCTTCTCGCTGCATGGCTTCACGCGCGTCGTTCTCTTCGTACCCGGGCCAAGCATCATGCCACGCCGCCGCGGCAGCCCTTCGGATTCGTTCCTGTCTCGCCGCAGCTGCTGCCGACTGTTGCGCGGCAAGCTCCTGCAGCGTGGCGCTCCCTTCTGCAAAACCGGCGCCGGTGGCGACTCTCATGCCCAGGTCGGTCAGTTGCTGGTTGTGAGCAGCCTGCACATCGTTTGGCGTCGCACCACGGATGGTTCCGCCGCTGAGTTGGTTCGCCAGGACCTGGTTCTGCCACTGGTCAGGAAGCATCCCAAGCCCCGCGGCAAACGCACGCGTGCCACCGGGTCCGCCAGTCGGCTGGCCTCCAGCCAGCATCGCCTGCCGGCGGGACTCCTTAACGCGAGCGAGGCGGTCCTTGTCTCGGTTGGTTTGGGCCTGGTCGCGAGCGGTGTCATAGACGGCAGACGAACCTGGGGCGCCAACCCCGTCCCTCTCGGCCTTTGCGACAAGCGCCTCGGCTTCGGCGTAGGTCATGTTGCCCTGCTCGGCAATGGCCTTGATGCGAGCCCTGCGAGCCCGTGGCGATCCGGCGGGGTGTCCGCCAAACCCTACCGGCGTCCCCTTGTGAGCCCTTGCTGCCCCTGCTCCAGTAAGCTCATAGACCTGAACGTCATTGCCAGCGACGTCCTGTCGCGTGACGATCTCGTATCCTCGGTCGATCAGGTCTTGACGATATCCCGGAACTCCATCACGGCCGGGCTGATTGGTCGCAACCGCCCGGACCATGTAGTGAACGCCGGTTGGCGTCTGGATCGGAACCATCCCGCGGTCCATCTGTGCCTGGTCGCGGCGAGAGTAGTCATACGCGCCGGAACCAGACGGGGCCCGGTAGTTGTACTGGTACTCCTCCTCAGGGCTCATTTGGCGAGACACGGAGGTCGGAACGCCTGTGGGGTCATTCGGACCAGGAACCGTGAAGTTTGGCGTCTGCAGCTCAGACTGCGATCCGCCGCGCTGTCGCGAGTCCAGCTGGGCGTGCGTGCTAGTGGTTCCGGTGCGGACTTTGCGAGACGCCTCAACCTGCGCAGCATTCCATGCTTCGTCACGGCCCATGTTCTGAGTGCGAACAAGGTGCGTCGCAATCTGCTTCACAAGGTCCGTGTCGGCGCCATCGAACGCTTCCCATCCGGCCCACTCGTCAGCCGGTGCCGCCGGGCCGGGGGCCCTCGCCGGAACTCCGCCGCGTCCCGGGCCGCGCAGCAGGTCACGCTGAGCACGCGACCACGCCTCGTCGCGCGGAATGCCCTGCGCCACAAGATCATTAGCCACCTCTTCGACGCGGGCCCTATCAAGACCTTCGGCAGCAGTCGGCTTGTCGTCCCATGACTGCCGGGAGCCGAACGGAACCTCTCGTTCGACAGGCAGTGGAAGCGACGCCCCGGAGGTGCGGCTCTCGCCAGCGGACTGCGGAGCTGCTGGCGGTGGCCCGGACGCCGACGCCTCGGCATTTACCCGCCGCATCGCCTGCGCCACCGCGTTCCTCAACGCTTGCTCCTGCTCCCTGAGCACATCAGGGCGCACGCCACGCGGAGGGTTGGTCAGGAACTGCTGGAGCCTGGCCTGGTGATATTGCAGTTGCGTTGCCGCGCTAGGCGTCTTGGGCTGTGCTGGGCTGGCGGACTGCGAGCGAGCTTCGCGGGATCGCTGCTGCCAGGCGGCCTGCTCCTCGTCCATGGCACGCGCACGGGCGTCGTCAGGATGCAGCCCCCTCTTGATGAAGTAATCCTCCATCTCGCGGATGCGCATCTCGCTATCCGTGTACTCTTCCTTCTCTGCCATGGCGATGGCCATCTCTGGCGTGTAGACGCCAGGGTTTTCCACCATGATCCGATGGGCGCGCGTCTGGACGGCGTCCTTGCGGTCCGGGTATCCTCCAGCCATGCCGTGCGGGTTCTGTCCAGGCTGCAGCCACTCGTCGGCGCCAACGACGTCCAGCGGAATGTCAGGCAGCGGGAACGGGCGGTTCCACAGGTCCCGCGACATCCGCTCAACGCCCTGCGCCTGGCGCGCGTCCCATTCGGCTGCAGGCATCACTCCGCGGGGCATGTGCTATCTCCCGTAACGCTTGTCCAAAACCCGCTGAATCGCCGCATAGGGATCGTCTGGCTCCCATGAAAGCGCTGGGTCATCCTGAAAAATGTCCATTTCAGGCATGCGTGGCTCCGGAATCACCGGATTTGTCCATCCGCGGACGTCGTCTTCCATGGAGCCCATGGCCGACGAAAATGTGATTTCGTCGGCCATTTGGCCCAGCGCGTCCTGCACGCCAACTCGGTTGTCTAGGTGAGAGATTTTCCTGGACAGCCGGTCGTCCAGCACCCGCTGGTACTCCTCGCGGGCCGCCGCCTCGTCGGCCATCTCCTGTCGCTTCCTGGAGACGGCGTCGTAGACCCCGTACCCGGTGAGCCCAGCAGCCACGGCTGGCAGCGAGTACTTTCTGGCGGCCGTGCCGATAGCGTCAGCCACGGCCTTTGTCTGCACGCGGCGGCGCTCGGCTGCGGCCTGCCGCTGCATGGCGGCGACGGCGGCGTCGTCCTGGGCCTGGAACGCAATGGTGGCGATGGACTGCGCCCGCTGCTCCGGGGTCAGCCGCTCAAGGCGGGACCGCATCAGGGCATTTCCGCGGAGAGCGTCTGTGACTTCGCTGGACGGTCCGGCAGCGTTCTCCATGGCGGCGTTCCCGGCCTGGTTCAGAACGCGCTCCTCCGCCCACGCCCGCGGCCCGCCAACGGCCGCGTATTCCACCGACACTGGGTCAAGCACTGGGCCCGGGACCTCCAGTCGCGGAGCCGCAGGACCCTCAAGCTCAGCAAGCTTCCTTGCCAGGTCGTCAATGACGTCCTGCGACCGGCCGAAGTGACGAGCGTCGTTCAGGGCCGTCCTGGCCAGGTTCCGCGCAACCTCGGCGCTGCGGGCCTGGTCGGCAAGCTCGGCGAGGAACCGGCGGATCGGAGAGCTTGTCGCACCGTTCATGCCTTCTTCCCCTTCTTGGGCATGTCGTCTTCCACCGCAATCTTGCTGACCTTGCCGCGGGACTCCTCAGCCAGGTCGGCCAGGTCGCTGGACTCCTTGTGGGCCTGGTCCAACTGCTCCAGGACGTCTTGCTCTTCCTCGCCGTCGCTCGCGGCCATGAGCTGCTGAATGATGCGGGCCATGGCAGACTTGGTGAGGTCACCAGGGATCGCGACGCTGACGGTTTTTTTGGCGGCCATGGTTACCTCAAGAGTCCCCCAAGGATGTTCCCAAACAGATTCATCATCATGCCCTGCCTCTGAAGCGCTTCCGACTGTTGTGCGTAGGCATTCTGTTGCTGCAGCCCGCCAAGGGCCTGTGCAAACTGCTCGTTCGCCTGCTGGCCCTGCATCTGCGTGCCGGCGTTGTAGGCGTTCTGCGACAGGTGCTGCGAGTACGCATCTGCGATTCCGGCGGCCATGTCGTTGGCGCCCTGGATGCCAGCCTGGTTCATCTGGCCACGGCCAATCGACATGCCGGGGCGGATCAGGTTGTTCCTCTTGAGTGACCCTCGCGGGTCGCCAAGGGCCAGGGCCTGCGCCTGCGCATTGTTGAAGGACGCCTGCATCTGCTGCGGCGTGTACCCGGTCGGATACTGGGCGTTGGAGGTGACGTTGTTCAAGAGAACAGCCCTTGGAGGAGCGGGCTAATGAAACTGTTGGCAACGCCGAGACGTTGCGTGGCGAGCTGATTCTGCTGCTGCTGCCCTTGGGACATCTGCTGCAGCCCAGTCAGGGCGAGTTGCTGCTGAGCCTGCAGCCGCTGCAACTCAAAGTCGCTGTTGGCCTTGGTGGCGGCGGCGTCCAGGGACGCGGCGTTGGCGTCGCCGGCAGCATTGAGAATGTCCTGCTGGTTCTGCCCGTACGCCTTGTACGGAGACTGCATGTGCAGGCCAGCGAGAGCATCAGACCGCTGTTGCTGGGTGTACGGCGTCGGCGGATTGAACTGCGACTGGTACTGCAACATTACGCTGAATACCGGCGGGGGAAAGACGCATTTCGTCCCATGCTAATCAGCTCGTTTTCGCGTCGCATGCGCCTGTCGTCGGCGGCGTACCTGTCATTGAGCATGCGGACAGACGGCCCCATGTTCAGAATGTTTCGCAATACAGGGTCTGCGTCCTGCCGGAAGTTGCTGGCCATGCCACCGATCTGGCCGGCGACGTCTCGGTATCCGCTTCCGATCTGCCCTGCCATCGTTCCGAACTGTCCGGCCGCGTTAGACCAGCCTGAGGAGAGGCGGTCCAAGATGGGCGAGTAGTCGCCTCGGTTCCGTGGATCGTTCTGCGTGGCGTAGAACTGGTCCATGCCGCGGCTCGTCTCGCCATACCCCTGCCGTCCAAGCTGCATCAGGCCTTGGAGCGACTGGCCAAGCATCTCCGACGGCTGGCTGCGAGACGAGTAGTGCTGGTTGTTGAGGGAGTCCAGCCCCGCACCGTAGTTACGCGACATCATTCCAGTGACGTCACCGGCCATCAGATTGTTCTGGATTCGGCCAAGCCCTTCGTAGGTTGGGTCCGCGAACCTGCCAGGGCCTCCGGAATCAGTCTTCCGCGAGGCGTTGATATAGAAACCGTCGCCGCCGCCGGGCGATGGGCCAGGCCCGTATGATCCGCTTGCAATCGGACCGCCAGGTCCAGACGCCGAGAAGCTATCGCCACCACCGCCACCGCCACCAAACCCGCCAAAACCAGCGGACAGATTCAGGTCGGAGATTGCGCCGGCACCGGCGAAACCCTTCCCGGCGCTGGCGTATGCGTCTCCAAGCTGCCCCAGCGCCGAGCTTCGGCCAACGCCGTAGTTGGACAGGGCCTGCTGGTTGGCCACAGACATGTCGGCCAACGCCTTGTTGTAGGCCGTCTGGTTTGTGGCCCAGGCCCCCAGCGCAGTGTTCGCTGCTCCACCGTAGGCCCCAAGCGCGGCGGCGCCGATGTTGCCTGCGGCGGCCTGGCGGGCGGCCTCAGCCATGGCGTTGGAGCCGTAGAAGTTGGACCGCTCGTTGGCCATCGCCGTGGCCGTGTTGCCAAGGCCGGTGGCATATCCGCCGAACGCGTTGCCGAGCCCAGCGCCAAGGCCTCCGATGCCCTGCGACATGCCGCCATAGGACTGGGCGAGCGCGTTGGCGAAGTTAGCCGGCTGGCTAAAGAGCGAGCCAAGGACAGACGCTTGGGCTGCTGGGACAGACTGATTCGCGGCGGCCTGCGCGGCCCCTTGGGCTGTGGCTTTGGCGGCGCGCACGCCAGCGTCATTCTGGTGCGCGCGGACGGAGGCCACCTGCGCAAGTGGATCGCCCCAAAACTGATACTGCGGTGCGGCCATGAAAGTCTCCTGCTATCTAATGCCCTTTAGGCGACAAACACAGGCTCCTGGGCCCGCGGAACCGACCCGGCCTGCGACGGCACAACCAATGCCGGCTCAAACTCGCCAGTGGGGACGATTTCGCAATCGTCCGACAGGGTGTACGTGGGGATAAACACCTGCGGCAGGTCCTGCGGCGCCGCCGGCTCGCGGACATGGACGACGCGGGTGATGATCTCAAACCTGTTGCGGCCGTCACGGCCTGGTCGGCCGGCGGCCCCGGGGAGCCCGTCGAATCCGTTGAATCCATTCAGGCCAGGAACGCCTGCGGCCCCCGGTGTTCCGGCAGGTCCGGCCGGGCCGTCGGCGCCTGGGTCGCCCTGAACGGGCTCTCCGTTGACGGTGGTGGTGTTGATGTTGTTGGTGGTGATGTTGTTTGTAAACGTGTTTGTAAACTGCACGCTTCCGCCGACGTTGAACGTCGGACCGCCGAAAAACTGGTTCTGCGTGAAGTCCTGCGACAGCGGGAAGAAAAAACTGTCGCCGCCGTAGTTCACCGTGTTCCAGTTGCTGGTGAACCCTGGGAGTTCGATGTACGGCCCCTCATTGACGATGTTCTGGAGGATGTTGTTGTATTCGCTTGGGTTCCACTGTCCGCCACCGTACACGCCGTTGTTGTTGCCGTTGGCGCCTGGGGCCTGGACGTTCAGCGGTCCGCGGTGCGTGGCCGGCTGACCGCAGTTGCCGAACGCCTGCATCATCATCTGCAAGAGCTGCGGGTCCATCTGCGAGCCGACAGTAGACGACAGCAGCGGCATGCTCTGCGTGGTGAAGGCCATTAGCCGGCGCCCTCCACGGCAATGGTGTGCAACACCACCTGTTCCGTCGCGGTGCCTGCAGTGATCACGGCAACATGCCTGTCGCCGCCGGACGATACCGGCTCAATGCGTCCGGAGAAGTTGGCACGCGCCACGCCGGTCGCGTCGCCCAACGGAGAACGCGTGGTCTTCATGTTGAGCGTGGCGTTGGTAGACCCCGTGGTGGTCACAAACCCGGTGCCGCGGTCTGAGGCGACGGCGTTCTCCCGTGGCGTGGAGGAGTTGTTGTAGGCAAGCCGCAGGTTGAGCGTGCTATCAGCCGCGGTCGGCTTGTACAGGAACGTGATCGTTCTGCTGCCGCGTTCGTCAGACAGCGGGAGCGCCCCCGTGCGGTACTCGTAGGGAATGGCGGACCCGGAGTCCGATGTCCCGGACGTCTTCAGGAGCACGCCCCCGGAGGTTCCGGAGATCGCTTCCTGCTTGCCAGATATCAGGACTCGGCAGGTGGCCGTGATGGCGGACGGATACGTCTCTTCCCACCAGGCCTTGGTTGCCACGCAATAGCACAGGGCCCGCGACGGATTGGTATCGCTGGACTTGCAGTAGTAGAAGCGGACCGTACGCGTCCCCATGTCAGCCCGCACGTGGAACTTCTCTGCCTTGGAGAAGTCGATGACGTTGTCTCGCCAGTAGTTGTCGATGGGCGCAGACACGGCCTCCTCGCTCTGGCCGTCATAGGCATACATGCCGTTGGAATCGACCATGAACGCCACTCCGCCAATGACGTCCCAGCACCGGCTGTTGAGCACGCCACGGTAGGCGGCCAGGACAATCGACGCATCGATCACCGGCTGCGCCACGTAGGTCAGGCGATACAGGTGTCCCGTCTGGGCCAGGAGCAACATGCCGCCCAGCGGGATCATGGCGACGAGCCTGTCCGGCTCCGCCGTGTTCTCCTGGATGATCAGCTCGTTTTCCTCAGGCACTGACTCCGGCTCGTCTACCTCGGAGAAGAGCAGGGCATTGGGTCGCTGCCCCGTGGTGTCCACGCCATACCAGGCCCTGTCCTGGAACATGCAGGCGACGGCGAACTCGTCCGGCGGCACCTGGAACCGCCTGGCATTGATCTGGCCGGACGGGAGCGTGACAGGCATCAGCCCGTAGCCGTCACGTGCGGAGTTCGACAGGTCCTTGTCCGACAGCGTGTCTGAGTACGTGGAGAGGCCAGAGATGGCCAGCGTGGCGACGCGGAACAGGATCACCGACTGGTTGGCGGTGGTCCTCCACAGCTCCACGTGTGTGGCCCTGGCGTCGGCGCCGGTCGTTGGGATCGTCCAGGTGAGCCGCGACGAGCCGCTGGTGGCATCGACCGACACAAGCTCGGAGATGGACGACGGGATTGGGCCGCCCTGCGACTCTGGCGTGTCGTCCAGGTAGCGGAAGCAGCACTTGTACGTGCCGCGGAGAGGCGGGCTCAGCGTGGCCGTGGCCTTGGCGGATGTGTCCAGCACAACAGCCGTCGGCGGCTTGCTGTAGGTTCCCCCGGCCAGGACGGTGACGGCGCTGATCTGGCCAGTGGTGTTGACGGTGCAAGTCAACGCCGCCCCAGAGCCAGAGAGGTCCGTCTTGTCCGGCAGCACCGTAATGACCGGAGCCGCCATGTACCCGGAGCCAGACGAAGAGGCGGTCACGGAGGACACGGCGAAGAACTGGTCCACGGCCAGCGTGGCGCCAGAACCAGGCGTGGCGATGACAGACGCCGTCACCCCGGTGGTTGTGCCACCCGTCCCAGCAGACTTCAGGACAACGTCCGTGATCTTGCCCTGCGGGCTGACCACCACCTCGGCGTGTGCGCCAGTAAGGCCGTTGGTGTTGTTGAACTGCACGTACGGTGCGACAAACGTAGACGCCGCAGATGTCACGGCGTACCCAGAGCCTCCGGCGGTCACGCGGATTCGCTGGACTCCGCTGACAACGCCAACGCCAAATGACGCCCCTGTGCCGATGCCTCCGGAGAACGACAGGCTAGGAGCTGCCGTGTACCCGCTGCCGGGGTTCACAATCGACACGGTTGTGACGCGGCCGTTGACGATAGACGCGGATGCTGTCGCACCAGAACCACCGCCACCCGTGAACGACACTGAGGGAGCGCTGTTGTAGCCGGCACCACCGTTGACGATCTGCACGCCAACGACGGCCGACGTTGTTCCGGATGCCGCTGCAATCGATGGCCCCACGCATGGCTTGTGGATGCCGATTGGCTCCACTGACGCGTCGTCGCCGTTCCAGCGAATCCCGCGGCCCATCCCGTCAACGCCGTAGACGTCGTTGTATCGTCCCTTGAAGAACGTCAGGTAACGCATGGCCCCGGCATAGACGGTCGCCGTCGCCGCTGCCCCGCTGCCGCTACCTCCGGAGAACGACACGCTTGGCGCCGCCGTGTATCCCGTTCCAGCCGCCGCAACGATCACAGAATCCACCATCGTCCCGGCCATCACGGCGTACGCGGTCGCCCCGGTGCCTCCGCCGCCAGAGAGGGCCACAGTCGGCGCAGACGAGTAGCCGCTGCCTCCGGTCGAAACCGAAACCTTGACGAGCCCCCCGGTGGTGCGTCCGCCAATCTGCGTCAACTTGGCGTCCTCCCAATCCTGATCTGCCCAGCCGCGTTCTGGTACAGCACGTTTTCGGCGTCACGTGGGTAACGAAACATCAGCACCACCGCCGACGTTGTCCCGGAGTGCGTGGCAAACGTGAGCGTGGTGCTGCCAGGCCGGACGGACACCTGCCCCGGGACGATGGCCTGCAAGTTCACTTGCGTGACGGCGGCCCCAGGGGGAATGGCGTACGGGCTGGCGTTGGTTACCAAGCCGGCCCACTTTTCGATGACGATCATCCGACGTCCGCCCGGATCGGCGACCTCCAGCCACCGTTGTGCCAGACCCTCCGGGACCGGCCGGAGATCGGAGCGAGCTGGTCCTTCTCCATCGCCAACCGCAAGTCGCGCTGATACAGCTGTGCCGCCTTGTCAACGTCCTTGCCGCGGATGCGAGCCAGGTAGTACTCGCAGGCGCTGTTCATCACGCCCCACATATGAGCCGGCAGGTCGATGGGGTCTGTGATGATGGCCTTGGTGCCGTACGCGTACGTCCCGCTTTGGTCAACAACGGCAAGGCTATCGGTGGAGCGGGTGACGATCCGGTGCTCGCTGGAGTACGGGTTGAGCGACTCCGTCTGGCCTGGGTAGTCGGATGCAGTCCCAAAGCGAACGATGGCACCCTCGCATGACGCCGGAAGCGACAGCGGGCTAACGTCGAACGTGGTGCCGCTCAGCTGCGACTCGGCGAACCTGGCCGCCGGCTCATGGCCGGAGTACTTAATCGGCCGCGCAGTTCTCCGGTACGTGAAGTCAATCGTCTCGGATTTGTTGGGGTAGCCGATGAGCTTGAGCGCCCACCCGTTGGAGTCCGGGTCCTTGAGCACCGTCCAGTGGTACGGCTTTCCGGATGTCTTGTTGACACGCTCAACCTTCATCGCCTCGTCCGGCGACAAGTACATGCCGGACCACCAGTTGAACTCGTCGGACGGCTCGTCCAGGTTGCGGAAGTCGTCCGGGAGCGCGTAGACAGTCCGGTAGAGCGTGTAGGGCTCGTTCGCCACGTTCTCCTTCAGGCTTAACGTGGGGTCCAGCACAACGACGGTCCCGCTGGTGCGGCTGGCGACCCTGGCAATCTCGTTGCCGATGCGGAGGTACGCCCCGGTAGCAGCCCAAGACGGCCACGTGCCGCCCGTAAGCGTCACGGCCGTTCCGCTGGAGGTGATGGTGCCGGTGCCATACGGCGCCTCCGTGATGACTCGTCCGTGAACGGAGTAGTACGCCCAGTCGTTAATCGTCGTCAGCTCAGCGTACGCACGGTGCACGGCCGTGCGAATGTCACGCTGCTCGGCGTCCTGGGGACCACCGTAGGACGCGGTGATCAGCGACTCAACGAGGTCGAAGTATGTGAGGTATGCCATCAGCCACCACCCTCCTGCGGCAGCAATGCCAACGCGTCCGCGAGCGGCACCACCTCCACGGCCTGCATCATCTCCGGCGTGATGTAGCCGAACGCCTGCGACAGAATCCCCCCCTCGCCGACCTCGCTGAGAACGTCGCCGCAGAGCATCCAGCGACCGTCGGTGAGTTGCCGCCCAGCCGGAACGTGGCGGTGGTCGCCGTGTTCCTCCTGCACGCCGTACAGCGCGACGGCGACCTCATAGGGATAGACCAGTGCGAGGTCGCGGCAGTCAGCGTAGGGCAGCGGCAGCGTCAGGTCAGAGAGCCACATCAGACGTTCCTCGCGAGTGCCGTCTGAAGCGCCTGCATGGCGGTGTAGTACGCGGCTGCCTGCGACGCCGACATTCCAAGGCCGATTGAATACCCGCCCATACGCGCCGCTGTATAGTTGCCAGGCGCCACTGAGTTTGGGTTGGTATTGGATGCAAAAACCAACACAGTTCTGGCGTTTGCCGTTGCCTTGGTGGTGTTGGCAGACGACGCAGAGATCACGCCGTTCTTGTATAGGCCAAAGTAGTTGCTGGCGGCATCACTCGCCACCCAATGCCCACCCACGGTGTTGTTGGTCGAACTTACGGAGAAATAGAACGACGCAGAAGTAGTGGTCGCAGCTGCCCCATTTCCAAGAGTCCAGTAATACGTGCCCCCAGCATCATCCTGAACACCCATGAGCAGTCGATAGGCATTCGGATCGCGCGCAATCTCGTATGCAGACTGATGGCGATTGCCGGCCAGCACAGTGTTTCCCGGAAATCCTGTTTGCAGGTACTTGCTGGTGCCGTTTCCTTGAAGGCCGGACGACTCGCTGTAGTCGCCGCTGACGAACGGGCCGACGTTGGTATCGACCGTGTTTCCGTACTGCGTACCGGAAGACGACGGACCGCGATACAGCGGGACCAGCGCTGCGTTAAGTCCCGTTCCGGCGAACAGGTTAAGCCTGTAGAATATCCCGCGTAGCCCAGCAGCATCGATGTCTCGGCAGAACTTCGACACTGCCTTGAGCGTCGATCCGCTCACGCTCCCGCCATTCGATACGACGGCTGTCTTCCACGCTGCGGCTTCCTTGTGGATCGCAGAAGACGACGGGCGCAGCGTGCGTGGCGAGAGCGGCATCAGACCTGCCCCCCGGAAACCTTCAGCGTCCCGGCATCATTCCATAGTTGGCCAGCGCTCCCCGGATCGGACGTCGGCAGGTTCTGCAGAATGACCGTGCCAACGCCGAAGAAGCTGATGCCGTCGTTTGGGGTGTCGTAAAGCAGCAGCCCGTAGCCGGGCGATCCGTCGTTGATGGCGACCGTAACGCCGCTGGTTCCGATGGCACCGGACGGAAGGTAGTCCAGCGTCACAACGCCGGTAGCTCCGTTGACGCTCTGGACCGGACCCTCGGACGGGACATACGGAGTCGCCAGCCAGCGACTCCCAATGCCGTACTTCATCCTGCCGGTGTCGGACTCCAGGCCCAGCTCTCCGTCAAGAAGCTCCCAGTTGGCAGACGCCCACTTAGCAGCCGGGTAGCTGCGGATCAGTGGGTCGATCCCGCGGTTGGGGTCAAGGACACCCATGGCTATCCCTTCAGGGAGATGGTCAGTCCGCAGCTGGTAGCACCGGAGATAACCGGCGCGATGAACGGAAGGGCGAAGCAGGCGTCCGGGATGGGGTGGACGCCCACGGTGAGCGACGTCGTTACGGCCGCACCGTCGGCGTAAATCTGGACAGGCGTGTCGCTGGCTCCGGCAGAGCCGTACCAGTTGATCTGCGTGCCGCCGCCGGTCGCGGCGATGATCACACAGCCTCCGGCAAACGGGCTGAATCCGATCCGTGGCGTTGTGGTCGCCGCAGAGCTGGACGCCGTGATCGCAACCGTGTCGCGGAACCTGGTGATGTCGTTCATCGCTTCCTCTTCAGTGCATGCTTGGAAATGACGATCTCTCGCAACTCGGCCGTGCTCTTGCCGGGGTGCAGTTTGCGGTAGTGCTTGATGTCCTCTTTGATGATCCGCTCGTTGAGGGCAGGAGCCTTCTGCGGGATGTACGTTCCCTTGTGGCTGACGATCCCCTCAACCGTCAGGTTCCGCTTCTTGGCGACTCGGAGGACGTCTGCAGTCGAATCGACCCAGGCCTCCGGGTCCTTGTGGGCCCGGTGGTCCGCGAGCCCACCGACGTACGTCTTCCCATTAGGGTTAATGCCCGCCTTACGGGCATCGCTGAGAATCCGCTGGGCCTGGCGCTTTGGCATGTCGTCCAGCCACTGATCGTTCAGGCGGCCCTCCATGAAGGCGCGGTCCGTTCCGCGAGTGCCCGGGGGCGTCTGTGTAGCGCACATGATCGCCCACCGCTCGCCGTAGGGCAGGGCACGGGTGTAGGTGGCCACGGCGTCAGGGCCGAGATCACTGACTTCCTGCGGGATTTCCATTGGGCGGAGGTCCTTGAGGTTGCGGCGGCGGTGGAGGTGGTGGCGGGATCATGTACTTGGAGACGTCGATGTCCATCGCCCGTCCCCAGTCTTCCAGGAGGGCGTTCATCAGGCCCGGCTGACCCGCCTGGAGCATGCCCTGGGCAATCGGCGCCAGAATCTGGAGCGCCTGGTTGATCTGCTCCACCTTGGTGCCCTTGTTGGGCTTGCGGGCGCTGCCGGCCTCAACGCGGAAGTCGAACTCGCGGAGCACCTCGTCCGGGTTCATCGCCTGCACGTGGAGTTGCCAGGCCTGGGCGGCCATCGGCCCCAGGAGCGGCGCGACGTCCTCAGGGTTGACGAGCCAGCGGGCCATCAGGGCTTCCTTCCTGGCCAACGCCGACAGGGCGTCCTCCAGCGTGTTGGCCATGTCATCCGGCCTCACGCTGATCTGCTCGGCCTTCACGGAGGCCTCTGCGGCACTTCGGAACTGGTTCCGCGACATGCCGTACACCAGCTCCGTCAGGCCGACGCGGCGGTCAAACAGCTCGGTGACGGAGGCGATAATGTTCCACATGTCGGACGAGACGCCCGGCAGGTTGAACACGGACATGACGTCGTTGACCGACCGTCCAATAGCCTCAGAGATTTCAACGATCTTGAACCCGGACTCGTCTGTGTCCAGGATTTTTGCCTTGAGGTCGTTGTCGGCAGCCTTCGCCACGCCGATCATGGTGCTGGCGGATGTGGCGATCTTGGTCGCCATGAAGCTCATCGCGTAGTTGATGAACCGAAGCTCGCCGATGCCGGGCTTGATCAGCGAGATGGGGTACGAATACCCCGGCTTGCCGTGCCACTGCAGAATGGTGCACGGCCACCCCTCCGGCTCGGCCCAGAATGGCACCGGCCACTGGGCTGCCTGGAAGAGGGACGGCGGAATGCCAGACTCGTCCACTTCCTCCTGCATGACTTCCGGAGGAATGTTGAGCGGGCGGTTCACTCCCTCGCAGACGACGATGTAGCAGTAGGGGCCCAGGGCGTCGAACTTGCCCCGCAACTCCTTGTCTGCGTCCTTCAGGCGGTCACCAAACCCAACCTTGCTGTAGACCTCCCAGTAGGTGACGAGGTCCATGGACTTGCCGTTGCGTTGACGGGTCTTGTAGCCACGCTCGTCAATCTTGCTGCGGGAATCGTAGCTCTCGGACGATCCCTTGAGTTCTTCGACCGGAATGCCGAACCGGCCAGACACAAACTCCTTGGAGTGCGTCCGGCGGCGAGCGATCCACTGAATGTCCGACTGGTCGTCGGCGTCCGGGTCCCACACTACGTTGTCAAACGTCTCAAAGAACGATCCGGCGATGCGGATGTTCGACCCAGGCGGCTGGTAAAGTTCAGTGAACCAGCAGCCGGCGCCCTTGATCAGGGCCTCGTCCACCACCTTCCGTGAGTGGGTTTTCAGGTCCAGCTCGTTGGGGGTGTAGTTCAGGTAGTCCTCAAGCAGCTTGGAGATGACCGCACGCTTCTCCGACAGGAACTGCGTCTGCTGCGTCATCTGCTGGTAGAACATCGCCCCCGGGTCTGGGGCCATCACAGGCTGCCCGTCTGGACCGATGACCGGCTGGCCATCAGGGCCCATCTGCGGAGTCGGAGGCTGCGGGTAGATGCCCAGCATCTCCGGCTTGATCAGCGGGTACTGACGCGGCGTGACGTTCCGCACCGGGTTGCGGTGGTGGATGACCGATCCGAAGAGGCGAACAGCCTCCCAGACGCGGTTGATGGTCATCCTGAAGGCAGGCGGCGCAATGCCCTTGATAAACCCCTTCTCGCCGCGGGTGTACTCGTTGCGGAACATCCAGGCGTTGTCGCCGTCATAGAACGACATCGCCTCGTCGGCGTCATCCTGGAAGGGCTTCTTGTGTTTGAGGGCTAGATCGATCTTGTCTAGCCAGCCCTTCACAATGGGCCGAAGCGGGTTAGTGTCCGACACGCTGTCTCTCCAGCCTCTTCAGCACGTGGTCCAGGTGAATCGCAGTGCCCATGGCCGCCATTCGCTGGTCGAACGTCGGTTTACCGGCGCTTGGGTCGCCGGACATGATCCTGGCGACAACCGTTTGGCGTGCAGCCGCAGGATCGTTCTCGTACGCGGAGCCCATGAGCGACTGTGCTTGTGAGTCGGTCAAGGGAAACGAATAGTCCAGGCCGTGCTCCCGCTGATGCAGACGGATAGCCTCGTTCCTGGCAACGCCCATCTTTTCGGCGTCCGACAGGCTGCTGTGAGGATTCAGCGTGACCTGGCCGTCCTCGCCGGCCATGCCTGCAACCGTTGGGTGAAGCCAGAAAAACTCGTCCTCTCCCGGGTAGGGAGGCCGAATGGTTCTGCCGAGGACTGTGTCTGCCATGCGGGTTCCTGCTACTTCTTATTGCCCCCGTGCGACTTCTCCAGGGCCGAAACCCTCTCCGAGAGCTGGGCGATGCGGGGATCGCGGGGGCGGTGCTCCCACGTTCCGAACGCCTTCAGGTTGGGGTTTTCCAGGGCCGGATCGTCCTTGTGGTGCACGCTGGTGCGGTCCACGCCGCCGTAGCCAGGCGACAGCGACCAGCATTCGATGGTTTCCCGGCCCACCTTGGTTACGAACGCCATGATCGGCTCGGCGCCCTCATGGACCCGGTACAGCACCGTCTCGCCCAGGCTCACCGCAGGCATCTCATAGGACATAAATCACCCCTTTCTGGTAGGACCCAAAACGACATACCCACGCCCGTCATCCCCTTGCCGCTTCTTCTTCTCGGCCAGCCACTTCACGTACCACGGCTCCGGGCCGGGGTTCGTAGGGGGAGCGTGATACTGCGGCTCATACGCACAGAGGTATTCCAGGCACTGAACAGCGTGGACCTCGCCACGCGTGTTGGGCATATCCGTGATGAACGGACCGCTGTTGCTCTGGACCACTTTTTTCTTGTATCGCTTGATCTCTCGGAAAAGCTCCGGAGTGCCGCCCTCCAGGAACTTCAGCCGCGTGCTGCCGTCCCCCTGGATGTGCAGCATCTGCCGCACCAGGTTTGTGCGGGCGATGATGTCGTCTGACCCGGGGACGAACTGGTGCCCGCTCATCTGGGCACGGATGTTCCGGATTCGCAGCTGCTCGGAGTACAGGTCGCATGGCAACCGGCCGGACCCCAGGTCGCGCAGGGTGCCGCCGTGCATGTCCATGATGAAGGCGTAGAAGTGCTGGTCTTGCACCTTCCTGGCAAACTCATCGCCCCAGATCAGGGCATTGGCATTGCGGATGTACAGCTCGTCATAGATCAGCAAGAACTTCTCGTCCGGCGGCACCGCACCGAAGACGCACGCCATGACCGTGTGGCCAGGGTCGATGGCCACGTACCTGGTCCAGGTCGGAGGAATGCCGTTGGGCAGCTCCTCTCGCCGCAGCACGTGCACGGCCGGATTGAATGACGGGTACATGAGGATGGAGTCCTGAGTGAACTCACCCTCCGCACGCATGCGAAGCTCATCGACGCCCAGGGCCGACCACCGGCTGATGTTCTTCTCCTTCTCAGCCTGGTCGATATGCGCGTTGTCCAGAAACCGGAAGACGAACTTCTTGATGATGGGGTTCTCGGTGCCAAGCTCGGCCTCGCGGTCCGCACGCTCACACAACCCCAGCAAGGCGTCGTTCTTGGAGTGCGGCATCGCGCTCCACATCAGGCGCCCCTTGCGGTCTGCGAGGCGGGCCTGCATTTCACCTACCCAGGCGGGGTTGGAAATATCCTCGTCCAGGTGCACAAGATCGGCCTGAAAGCCCTGGGGCGGCTCGCCTTCCGACGAGAAGAAGTTAATGACCCAGCCGTTGGTCAACGTGACCTTCTGGCAGTAGCCGGCGTTCTTCAGCACCCATGAGGTGTCAACGACATAGCGCGGCGGGATCAATGGCGGGGCGGGCTTGGCCTCAGCGATTCGCTCGGCGTCCTCCTTGGGCCTGAACGCACGCCACTCATTGGTCTGCAAGTCACGGATGATCTTGAAGGCTCCAGCCTTGAAAAGCATCGGATAGCACACCAGGCCGATGTGCGGCCAGTTGCGGCCGACGATGACCATAATGCCGTCACGCTCAGGATACTTGCCGTACGGGTCTTGCCCGGTAGCGGCTCTGGCGTCCTCCACAAACGTGGACAGGCTCTTTCCGCTGCGGTTGCCGCCAAGCACCACACGCTCAGAGCATTGCTCGGCGTGCATGGCGTCCTGGTGAGGCATCGGCTCATACAACCGCAACGCCTCAATGCGCCGGCTTTTCAGCTCGGCCTGAACTTCCTTGAGAACTCCCAGCGAGTGCTGGGTGAGCGCGGCCTTGAGGTCCACCCCTTCAGGCTTGGGCGGATCAGGAATCTGGCGCGGGTGCTTCTTCACGTACCTCCGGGAGTGCCTGGACCGTAATGGTCTTCAGCGTGGCTGCAGTTTCGATGAGTCGCTCGCGAAGCTCGTCCTCCAGCTCGTCCTCGCTCCAGAGCGTAAGCGGCTTCTTGGCCCCGCCCATCGCCGTGTTATTGGTGACCAGGCGGACGATGGTTTCCAGCTGTTTGGTGCGGAACGCGCCCCCGGGAGGGCTGTCGTAGAACTGCTTCATAAACAGGTTGGCGAACCCGCGGGTGCCGCCCATGTAATCCAGCAGCGTCTCCAGAAGCTCGGCGCTGTGCGGGATGTTCCCTCCGCCCAGCCTCGCCGCCTTGCAGAACACATCGACGGCGTCCCGTTCGATCTGGTCAAGCCTGTCGTCCTTCTTCTGCTTGCGTCGCTTCCGCTCATAGGCCGTGCGGCAGGTCTTGCACCGTGGATGCCGCTTCCCGTCCGACGCCAGGTGGAAGGCGTCGTCAGGCAAATCCTTCTTGCACTTGACGCACGTTCTCACCGCTCTGCCATCCACACGTGGCCATCGGTCTGGAATCCAACGAACAGCTCGTTGACTGCCCGGTTGACGCCCGGGAAGACGTCATAGTCATGGCCGGCGATCATGTGCTTCGCCAGCGGCTTCCACACCAGGACGTCCTGCCGGACGCTCTCATAGGAATGCTCGGCATCGATGTAGACGATGTCGAAGTCCTGCCCAGAGGCGAGGAAGTGCACGGACGCACTGACCGAATCGTCACGGTGCGGGATGATCTTGCCGTCACTGCGATACCGCTCAGTGTTCCGCAGGAACGTCTGGTACGCCGTCTCAGGGTCCACGCCCTGTGTCCCGCAGTCGTACTTGTTGCCCTTCCAGTGATCGATGCAGTGCACCGTGGCGCCAGCGTCGGCCATGGCAATGGCTGACCTGCCTGCCCATGATCCGATCTCTGCGATCACCGGATACCGGCCGTGGCGGGCGTGGAACTCACGGACCATCCGCTGGAGCGCTTCAACGTCACGCTCTGGAAGCTCCATGCCCAAGCCGTCGAACGTCCAGGACTTCTTGGCCTTCTCCAGCCACTCCGGGGCCTTGAGATCGCAGAGCTTTACGCCCACCTCATGCCGCCCGGACCAGCAGTCCTTGAGCTTGGCGGACACTCCTGCAGCATCAATGACGATAGGCTTGCCGACGCACTTCGGCTTCCAGTGACCGGCCCACGCATCCCAGTTGCAGTACACCGGGTTGTAGCCCAGCTTCTGCGTGCCGACGAGCGACAGGTCGCGGGTCATGGTGACGTCCTCGGTAGACGCCTTCTCGGCAGCGAACTTGTCTTTCCATTCGTAGTAAAACCATGGCTTGTCGTCGGACGTCTTGGGCTCCGTCAGGTCGAAGGCCCGCATGTCATACATGATCAGACCCGTCGGCAGGGCAGCGCACTCCTGGATGCCGGCCATCTTGACCGCCGTATGACGGTCATACATCTCAAGCTGGAAGTCCGGGGCAGGGTGCTCGCTCTGCATGTTGTTCCAGCGGAACACGTAGACAGACTCTGCCGGCGGAGGGCCACAGTAGGGAGCCCCAACGACGCACGGCCCCTTGGCGTAGTGGCCGACGAAGAAGTCGAAGCTCGTTGGGAAGAACGGCTTGGCGTCAGGTGCTCCGGCGTGGACGTCCGGGTGCATGTCGGAGTCGATCATCACCAGGCAGTCGATGCCGAACTCGCGAGCCATGACGACGGCGCGGTTGCGAGTCATGGTGATCGGCGTGTCGGCCAGGTTCCAGACGCGGATGTTGTCCACCCGCGAGTCCTTGGCCAGTTCCGCGACGAGCGGGACCATCCACTCCCGGATGTTGGGCACCTCAGATGAGATGCCGCCGTTGCCGCCGTAGGAAAAGGTACAGAATCCGACGTTGAACTTCTGCTGCATGGCACACCTTGGGGGGGAAGGGGTGTTAGTGTACGTGCGTCTACGCACTTGGTCAAAGTCACTGCCTGAAGTCGGCGACGGCGGCCCGCTGCTGAGGACTTAGCCCAGCGTCGTTGTAGGCGAGGGGGACAGCCCACCGCAGGAGCGACTGGTATTCGTCAAGCCACGGCCTCGCCGTCCTGCCCTGGGCAGCCGGAGAGAGCTTCCCCCATGACAGCGATTTCTTGCGCAGCTCCTTCAGGCGCGCCAGCTTGGCGTCCGTTTCTGCAGACCTCTGGGAGGTTGCGGTACGCTCGCGGTCCTGCGCCGCCCGCAGCCGCTCCGCCAGCTCTGCAGACCCCTGCGGCGTCTCGCCCCACATGGTCCTCCCAGTTCTTCCGCCGGCCACCTGCCCTATTAACGCGCCGGATGAGTTGTAGGACTGCACGCTTCGTCCGGCCGAATCAAATACTTGGTAGTTCCCGTTTGCGTCACGGCGAACTGTGTCACCCATGAAAAGTGATTTATACATAGGCGTGTCCTCAGGGCGGACAACGCCAGGCTGCGGCGATGAAGGCCTTGCCGCTCGCGTATGCGTTGGCGCCGGCGTGGCGGCGGAGGCCTTCTGCTCGTCCGACCGCTCGTCCGGCACGCCAGGGTCTTGTGGGTAGTAGTCCTGGACGCCCGGAACCTGCGGAATCGTCGGCTCCTGGAACTGGGGCTGGCGGTACGGATTGGACGATGGGTGCATGACGCCGTAGCCACCCGCAGCCGGCAATCCTCCGGAGTACTCGTATGTCGTCGGACCTCCTCGCCCGCTCATCCAATCGTCCGGAGTTGGATGCGTGACCTGGACAGTCTGCCCACGGCCTCCGTAAGACGGGTCTTCCCACGCCAGCCTCTGGCTTAGCCCTGCCGGCTGCGGAGCAAACGGGTTCTGCCAGCCATCCGAAACCATCTGGTTGGCTTGCCCCATGAGCGTGTTGAAGTCCATCTGCGGCTTCTGCCCCCATGACGGCGGCGGTGCGCCATCACCGAGATACGTGCCGGCTCCGGCAAACATAGGACCTCTCGCCTCGTTGACCCGCTGGATCATGGCGTCCCGCTGCGTGAATGCTTGCTGTGGGGCAGCAAACTGCTGGCCGTCGATTCCAGTCGCGGACTGCGTAAACGGCTGAGGCCGCGGGGCCGTGGCATCATTGGCCATGTTCCCCATTGGATTGTTGTAAAACGTGTTGACTCGCGGCTGTGCGCCACCAGGAGGCTGTGCCTGGCTGTACGCCCAGTTGCCGGCCCCCCAGCGGTTGTCGTTCTGCTGAGCGTTCTGCTGCGGGCTGTAGGCCTGGAATGGCGTGCCCTGCGACTGCGGCTGGACTGGGCGGGCGCGGCCAGGAGCGTACGCCGACATGTCCGTGGCCTGCGGCTGACCCCATCCCATGGTCGCCATGGTCTGCTGGTTCTGCTGCTGCCCGGCCGTCTGTTTCTGGGCCGGCGGCTTCGGCTGCCCCGGCATGCCGTAGGTGTTTTCGCCCAGCGACGTCCCGTACGCACCCTTAGCGAGCATCGCCGTTCTCCTGCGTCATGGCGTCCATCCCGGTGCCGGTCCCCTGGATCATCCGCAGCCGCTCCATGTCCATGAACGGAGCATCACGGCGGGCCTCTTCAATGAGGCGCCGGATGAACTCCAGGTTGGCGATGGCGGCATCCATACAAGCGAAA